ATGATGCTACAGCGTTGGACAGATCACGAAGGTGTAGAACATCGTGTGTTAGATGATTACAGTCGCAATGTGACATTATGTGACTTAACAGCACAGCCTACAGATATTAGAGAGATAATTAATAATACCATTAGAGAAGTACAACCTAAGGACATTACACAAGTCGGAATGCGTCTTATGAAATTTTGTGCTAAATGGGATATGCAGAGAATTGCAGATCAAGCGGCAAGTTTTGCGGAACCACTACAAGCGAGGTACTCGAATGACAATTAATGCAAAAGAAATCGTAAAAGATAAATTTTGGATCGTAGAAGATAACGGTGTGCGCATAGGTACATTAAGTATTTCAGAAGATCAATATATGCTTAGTGATGTTCAAGGGACTAAGTTTTTTCAGAACACAAAACAATTGCAAAAATCTTTTAAAAGCAGTATTAAATGGACACAATTAAATATAACAGAAACACTACCCAAGGAAGTTCACGGATTTCCTACGAGCTGTGAGCCATATAATAATATGTACGATGTAAAGCGTAAACTGCCGCTTTTTACAAAAAGCGAAAAGTCTAAAAGCTTATATTGTGCAGGGTATTATATCATACACTTTGATAAAGGTTGGGTTAAAAGTTTTTGCCCTAAGTTAATTACGGTAGAGCGATATGAAACACGCGGACCGTTCAAAACTGATATCGAAATGCGTCAGGAGTTAAGTCGTGTCAACAAATGAACCTTTGAATACAGCACCAATTCAACAGTTCATCGCACAGGTAAAAAGTGCTGATTTGAGTAATTCTAGAGAATTGAAACTAGATATACAAAATGCTAAACGCCTTGCTTTTACACTAGGAGAAGTAATGAGCAGATTAAATGGAGATCTAGAAAAAATATTAGCAAAGCAAGGCTCTAATGAAGACCAAATTATTCAAATTAATATGGATTCAGGTAGTGGTTGGTAATAATGTGCGTAGATAATTAAACAAAAGAGATAAATATATGCGTAGTTAATTTAAAGGAATTACGCATATGAGCAGGCCTAAACCTACGGTACTCGTAGAATACGTAGATAAAAAAACATATAAAACTGAACAAATCTTAGAAGCAGAAGCTATCTGGGCTGTATTTTTTAAAAACAAACCTTTCAATTTAAAGTCTGCAAATGTACTTACTAATTATCCAGGACCTAAATATAAAAAAGTTTCATTTTCAAATCCAGGTCACGCTCATAATCTAGCAAAAAAATTGAACGACATGTTCAAATGCGAAGATTTTGTGGTAGTAAAACTTACCGCAGGCGAAATAGTTGAAGAAGAATGAACTGGAAAGAAGTATATACTAAGATATTTCTGAAACAGGCAAATAAAGCTGTCACAGAAGCTACTATAAAAGAACATATGCCGGTATGGTGGCAAAACATAAGATTAAAAGACAGTGGAGGCTTGCGACTCACTGAGGAGGGGTTTCGTTTTGTATCAGAAGAATTAAACCTTGCTACTTATGATATTCCGTATCCTGCAAACTTTGACATAACTACTCAAGTAATAATCTTCTTAGATAAATTTATCGATTGTCCTTACTTTATGGGACGCAACGGTATCACAGTCACAGACGAAAAGAAAGCTATGGAATTGCATCTTTTTTCTGGTGACATACGTAAATACGGCTTGTTAAAAGCAATGAATCGGCACAAGAAAGATTCAGATAACGGTTGACAGAGTAGCAATCATTTGCTATATTAAATACATAGTTAGAAATAAGCACTGATCCAACTAAGAGGAATATACTATGGATACTGCACGTACTGTAAGCCCAAATGCCGCAAAGGCTTCTATTAAACACGCTATTGCTAAAAAACGTCCTATCTTTCTTTGGGGACCTCCGGGTATTGGTAAATCTGACATTGTTCATCAGATTGCCGACACTATTAATGCACATGTTATCGACATTCGCTTGTCACTTTGGGAGCCTACTGACATTAAAGGCATTCCTTACTTTGATAGTAATGCTAACAAAATGGTATGGGGTGCTCCTGCAGAACTGCCCGACACAGAAATGGCAACACAACATGAAGCTATTGTGCTTTTCCTTGACGAAATGAACTCAGCGGCACCTGCTGTACAAGCGGCAGCATATCAGTTGATTCTTAACCGCAAGGTAGGACAGTATCACTTGCCAGACAATGTTTATATTGTTGCGGCAGGTAATCGCGAAGCTGACAAAGGAGTCACATATCGTATGCCTGCTCCGTTGGCTAACCGCTTTGTACACTTGGAAATGCGTGTTGACTTTGACGACTGGTTCCAGTGGGCAGTTAATAATAATATTCACAAAGATGTAGTAGGGTTCCTTACTTTTAGTAAGAAGGATTTGTACGATTTTGATCCTAAGAGCCCAAGTCGTTCGTTTGCAACACCTCGTTCCTGGTCTTTTGTAAGCGAATTAGTCGAGGACGAGCTAGACGAAAATACTACTACTGATCTTGTGTCCGGTTCGGTTGGCGAGGGTTTGGCTGTGAAGTTTATGGCTCACCGTAAAGTAGCGGCGAGTATGCCTAATCCAACTGATATTCTTGCAGGCAAAGTAAAAGAGATGAAGGCAAAAGAAATCAGTGCTATGTATTCCTTAACTGTCTCACTCTGCTACGAACTTAAAGAAGCCTGCGATAACGGCGACAAGAAGTTCGACGATAAAGTTAATAACTTCTTGCGCTTTGCAATGGACAATTTTGATACTGAACTAGTAGTTATGGGCATTAAACTTGCACTTACCCAGTATCAATTGCCCATTGATCCAGACGAAGTGGAGTGTTTTGACGAGTTCCACGAGCGTTATGGCAAATACATTAAGGCAGCACAGTCTGCATAATGTTCCAAAAGTGGGCTCTTATGGGCCCACTTTTTCTTTTCTCGGTTGACAAACCCTGTAAATAATGTTATAGTTATACTATAGAAACTAGCAATAAAGGTGCAACATGGCAGCTAAAGATACCGCAAGTAAACTTAAAAACTGGCAACCTGATCCTAACATTACAGAAGAACAGCTAGAAGAAATGCGTGTAGAAGTACTCGATCGTATTATTGTTGCACGAGTAGGCTTACTATTGCGTCATCCCTTCTTCGGTAATATGGCCACACGCTTACGTATTTTGGCAGCAGACGATTGGTTGCCTACTGCCGCTGTAGACGGACGCAATTTGTATTATAACACACAGTTCTTTAATGCAATGTCTAACAAAGAAATTGAATTTGTTGTTGCTCACGAAATTCTGCATATGGTGTTTGATCACTTAGGACGTAGAGATGACCGGAGTCCCATGCTGTACAATATTGCGGCGGACTATATTGTAAACAACACACTTGTACGCGATCGTATTGGAGAAACACCTAAGATTGTAGACTGTTTCCAAGATTTTAAATACGAAGGATGGACTTCAGAGGAAGTGTACGACGAACTATTTAAGCAGGTCGAAGAGCAAGGAAAAGAACTTGCCGACTTGTTAAAAGAACTAGATAAAGAAGGCGAAATGCTGGACGAGCACCTCGACAACGAAGGCGATGATGGTGAAGGCGAAGATGGTGAAGAAGGCCAAGACAGCAACGGCAATAATGTCAGCAAAAAGCCTGCTAAATATTCTAAAGAAGAATTGAAAAAGATCAAAGACGAGATCAAAGAAGCTACAATTAATGCCGCACAAGCCGCTGGCGCAGGCAATGTTCCTGCAGGCGTTCAGCGTATGATCAAAGAGCTTACTGAGCCTAAAATGAACTGGCGTGAACTGTTGCGTCAACAAATCCAGAGTACTATCAAAAGCGACTATACGTTTAGTCGCCCTAGTCGAAAGGGTCAGATGAGCGGTGCAGTACTGCCTGGTATGAATTTTGACGAAACTATTGATATTTGCATTGCACTTGACATGAGTGGCAGTATTGGTAATGCACAAGCCGAAGACTTCTTGGGAGAAGTAAAAGGCATTATGGACGAGTACAAAGACTACAAGATTAAGATTTGGTGCTTTGACACAGAAGTATATGGTGAAGATGACTTTAGTGCTGACGACGGACGCGACTTGATGGAATATGAAATCAAAGGCGGTGGTGGCACTGACTTTATGGCGAACTGGAAGTATATGCGTGAGAACGACATCCAGCCTAAGAAGTTCCTTATGTTTACAGACGGGTATGCTTGGGATAGCTGGGGAGAAGATGACTACTGCGATACAGTATTTGTTATTCACAGTCACCATGATAAGAACTTGCAGGCACCATTTGGACAGACAGCACACTATGACGAGGCGTGATGCAGAGACATAAAGACCCAAACCCTTTAAACTTTTTTGAGATAAGGCGCCAAGAGGTGCCTTGCTCTCATTTTGAATATATTCACATACCTATTACATATAATTTAGAGCAAAGCCTAGTTAAATGGATTACTGAGAATTTAAAGGGTAGGTATTATTTAGGCAAAGCTGTACACTTGTCAAATGACGGTAATATAGATACAGTAATGAAGGTTGGATTTGAAGAGCCAAAAGAATGTTCTTATTTCACTTTGGCATGTCCACACTTAAAATACAATTAAATACACATGACACTTAAAAAGGAGTATAATAAATGAGTGAAGAACAAGCAGTTGAGACACAATCAGTTGAACAGTCTGCATCTCAAACCGAGCAAGCACCTGAACTTACTGTGACAGATCTTAGTGCTATTAAGCAAATTATTGATGTTGCAAGTAGCAGAGGTGCGTTTAAGCCAAACGAAATGGCTGTGATAGGAACAACTTATAACAAGCTAGAACTATTCCTAAACGCTGTTGCATCTCAACAAGGACAAGCACAAGGAGAATAAAAAATGGCACTAAAACATGTAGGCCGCATTGCGGCTAATCAAAGAAAAGTAATTGTAGCATATAGAGTAGTACCTGGTGAGCCAGAGCACTGCTTAGTTGTACAAACAGAAAATCTAGATGCAGGAGAACACGATGCTTTGATTAAAGCTGTAGAATCAGCGGCAGGTCAAGAAGCATATGAGTTTGGTGAAGCAATGGCAAGAGCTACACTTCCTGATGGTAGAAATATGCTAGCAGGATTCCATACAACAGGCAAGCTTAGAAAGTTTCCAACTAATACAATTGAGATGACTCCTGACAACAAAACAAAGGTTATGTTATCTGAGTTGAATAACTTAATTGCAGAACAGCGAGGTCTTACTGTTGACGAGTTAGCAATCAAAGGTCCAGATGGACAAACAGTAAAAGCGCCTGTAGAAGAACCTACAGCCGATCCGGTTGCTGACTACACTAAATCACCTACCGAAGCTAGTGCCGATGGAGTTATTACCGACGAAGCACTTGCGGCTCAATATCGTTCACAAGCAGATGCTATGTTTAAGGAAGCAAAAAGACTAAGAGAAGAAGCCGAAACTCTTAGCCCGACCAAGAAAAAAACAACAAAGAAAACAGAGAGTGCCTAAAAATAAAAAACTGCCACCAGATGTAATAGATCACTGGCCGGAGGTATTCGATGAAATTAATATTGATGTTATACCTATTGAGTATTTAGATTCTGTTCGTATAGAATTTGAAGATGGCAAGGTTTGGGATGTAGATGTAAAATCTTCTAGAGAAAAACCTGAAGTAGATATAGAATCTGCTATAGAGGACTTGTTGGAAGTTTATGAAGATGTAATTGTAAATATAGATTTTCGATTGGACACTGAAAAGGTAAAGCAAGATATCAAAAGCAGAACGCATATCTTTATGAAAAAACGCAAATGATTTTGTAGCAAAAGGCATAAATACTGTTGTAGAATATTTTACCAGGAGTTCATAAATGGCCCTACAAATTAGACGTGGTTTAGAAGCAGATAGATCAAGTATAACGCCTATAGAAGGCGAATTATTATATGTTACCGATACTAAAGAAGTTTATATCGGCGATGGTACTACAGCAGGTGGTACATTAATTAGTGGCGACCTTGTCGACGATACATCACCGCAACTAGGCGGCAACTTAGATCTAAATGGCAATAATATTACAGGCACTGGTAATATTAATATCGATGGAACTATAACAGCAACAGGTAATATCAATTTAGGCGACGGTGTAGAAGATAATATTATTGTAAGCGGTCAAATTGGGTCCAATCTTACACCTACTAATGATTCTGCGTTCGACTTAGGAAGTCTATCTAGAAGATGGGGCAATGTATATGCTCACAGTATAGTAGCCGACGGTCAAATAAATGCACTTTCTATAAATGCAAATTTAATAGGTGACGATAGCACTGTTGTTTTTGATTCTAGCACTGGTAATTTAAGAGCAGAATCTCTTACAGGAACATTTACAGGAAATGTCGTAGGAAACACATCTGGGATTCATACAGGCGATGTACTTGGATCTGTGTTTGGTGACGACAGCACACTACTTGTTGACGCAGTGAGTAATACGTTAAACGGTACTTTAACTGGTAATGTAGTGGGAGAACTAGTAGGTAGTGTTTTTGGTGACGACAGCACGTTATTAGTAGACGGTGTTGATAATAAATTAAATGCCCCTTTACATGCTAATATATTTGATCAAAGTGGTGTAAAAGTATTTGATTTTCCAACAGGAGAATATAGAGGAAATGTTAATGGATTTATATATCACCAGGATGATGCGCTATTATTAGATACCGCAAATAGTAGTCTTAATATACTTGAAATACTTCCAAAAAATTCAGATACAGCTAGAGTCACAATTACACGCCCCGATAACGGAGATATTTTAGACCTTAGAATCGAAAGTAAACAAACAAGATCTAGGGTCAATATCAACACAGTCGATCTAACAGGAGACCTTTCATCTTATAGCGGCTACTATGGGTCAATTAATTTTGGATACGAAGATTCAACAACAGATAGGTCAGATTGTACAATTCGTGGTCGTTCAGCAGATATGCGTATGGCTCATGATACTCAAACTGCACTTATCAGTGACGAATCAAAATACTTTACACTCAAAGAAGGTAATTTTGGATTCGGTACATATACCCCAACTGCTAAACTAGATGTTCGAGGAAATGCAATATTTACCGGGTCTATCCAAGCAGAAGAAATACTTATAGATGATAACTATATTTCTACAACATCTTCAAATGCGAATTTAGAATTACGTACTAGCGGCACCGGCACTGTCCAGCTAAATGTACCTACACAATCTACTGTTGGTGCAGCTGGAGGAGCAAATGCACTTCCTGCTACTCCTTCAACATATTTTAAAATTAATGTAGACGGTACAGATTATGTAGTGCCTGCTTATGCTGTTAGCTAAAATAAATCAAATAATAAATGAAGCCGCATAAAACTGTGATTAGCATTAAGAGCAGTGTGCGGCTTTGTTGTATCTGTTAAATAAGCATTGCCGTTGGCAGGCATATGATACACTTTATTGTCTATTATCATTAGACAGTTTTCATTGGTTATTATAGGTATATGTATACGCTTGCTTGTATCAGTGTGTATGCTCATGCATTTTTTATGCGGCATTGCCATTAGTCTCATTCGTCCAAACTTGTATTCTTGAGCAACCGTATCATGTACTTCTTCTAGATATGTACCTGTGAGTACTTTATTTAATCTAGTAAAATCACTCTGTTCTAGTTTGGCTTCAGATTCTTTGAGATTACCATTTTGGTCTATAAAGTCCTCGCCAAATTTATATTTTAAACTGCCGCAGCCTTGGTACCATGGATTATCTAATAGTTCATCAGCGGTGTGTTTGAGACTGATTTGATTATGATGTTTGTGTAATCCAACAGTGCTGATTAAATTTTCACATTCATCTTTTAATTGTTGTATGTCAAAATTATATTCTAAAGGTTCTACATTCACGTCATCTTCCTTTCCATAGCAATATGATCTTCTGTCCACTCCGCATCTAAATCTGTAAATCCATGTGCTAGAGCCCAATCATAATGTGTGTCTCTTATCCATCCAAACAAATTTCCTTTGCCTAGCCAATCCTGTTCATATGCTGATTGTAAAAGTTTCCAACCTAGTCCTTGTCCTCTATATTCTTTTCTAATATTTAATGTTCTATATCGTATATGTGTAGCACTCCACTGTACTAGCTGTGTAGCACCTATGAGTTTGTGATCGTCATAAAGCCCATAGGCTATGCGTCGAGGGTCGCTGTAGGTCGTTGTATGCGGTCCTAGACGCCTTATAACTTCCACAATGCGCTTGTTAGGATCTTTAAAATGATCTACTTCGATCCAATAATTTTTAAGTGTTTCGAACTCAATCTGTCTGACTATCATTTTGTTTCCCAAGGCACTGCTGTTATATCTATATCTGTGTTGAATATATTACTGAAACATATTCTGTTGGCTGTGCCTTCTCTATTGAAGCCTTTGTATTTGCCATCAAATGTATATCCTAGAAACACAGTGTCACTGGCCGTAATATCCAACTTTTTACAATAATCCAATTGCGCATCTCGATAGGTATTGTGTATGTAAAACTTGTGAAACTTTTCCATTAACACCTTGTGAAGTCCTAGCCCAACACTGTTTACATAAGCATATTCATTCAATACCCGCATAGGAGATACTGTGTGTTGTTTGGTAAAGCATATGCCTGTTTTTACACGCCCTGTGTAAAATGCTTTGCTGAAACTGTAGGCAATGTGCGTGACACATTCGTCTATGTACAATTCAGTGGTAGCTGCTCCATAAAATGCCCTATCTAGGAAAACAGGTATTTGTTTTTGATTACACACACGATATATATCTGCGAGCTGTTCATGCCTTGATCCTGTGGCCGCCCATGGATCGCTTATGACCAACTTCATGCCTTTTTGTAGTTGTTCTAGGTTAACGCATTCAGCACCTAAACTGCGATGATATGGATACTCGCCTTTGAATGTCACTGTTTGAAGATGGGGATATTCTCTTTCAAAGTTATCATAAGCACCTGTGACTCCGTCTGTGACAAAAGCCTGCCAGTCATTGAGCGGTTCATCTAACCATGATCTATATTGTTCTACAAATGCGCCTAGATCCGGCTTACTATATATGAAATTGTGTAGATCAACAGACTCTATAGTTAGTTTGACTTCTGGATCATTTACTGCTATTGCTCTGTATGTTATCATAGTAGATCCAACAATTTCTGTTCAACAGTGGGATCAGCCTTGTTGAGCCATTGTGAATAACTTTTAAGTTCCATGTTAATACCCACTGGTCGGGGCCTTGCCCATTTAAAATCAAACGCAATCAACTTATCTCCGTTAAGGGTAAGATTGCTTAAACTGCCGTTGCGTTTAAATACTTTTTGTGTTTTAAAGAACTTGTACATTTCTACAATTTGATCTGTGATGTCTGGCATATTTACATGTAGGTCATCTAACACACATGATCTATAATATTTTTGAATGGTATAGTTTTCGCCTATTTCAATTAACTCTGGCACCCATTCACTGTGTTTAAACATGTTTAGCCAATAGCACTCCCATTCAAAAAATTCTTTAACCTGAGATTGGTTAAAACGATTGGGCTTACCGTCGCAGGTAATTGAGTCAGCATCAAATATTCGTTTGATGTATTGCTGATCCTCGTCGATGTAGACATCTACTAGTGTGCCTACACCTGGGTGTGTTGTTTGAAATTTATTCCACATATCTGCTAGTAAAAAGACTAAGTCCTAGTTTATTGTTTATTCCGTGGTGTCTAAAGTTGCTTCCGCAATGTATGTTTTGGCAATCAAATATCAATGCTTGCCCTATTTTCCAAGGGTATGCTCCCAGTATGCTGAACCCTTGTAAACTTTCATATGGTAGGTGAGTAAGATACTTCATATAATCTTCTACAGGAAAAGGTTCATCGCATACATTTTCTACACCAATTAGATCTGTTTTCCTTTCATTGTACAGCGGATCTGGAAGATATCCGAACAGACTGCCCTGCCAAAAATGACTGGCTGGTCCTGTCCATCTTTGTTCAAAAATCACTGTGTATATATTTGGGTTTTCTGTTAGAGGTATTACAACATTCTTATATGGTTGGCTATTTGGAAACTCTGATTGTTTGGTAGTGTCTGTGTGCGGATGAAAGGGATTGGGTGTTTCAAAATAGTTCCCACCATGTCTAAAGCACTTGCCTATGTATGGATCAAGTTTTTCTAATAGGAAATGACAGACTTCGTCATGCGATTTCCATTGCCAGTTGCGAGTCCCGCTCATTTTTTCTTTCAGCGGATACTTGTGCCTAACTTCTGCTAGATAGGTAATCTCTTCGCTGTCGAATAAATCTATTACTTGTGGTTCAGACATATTGTGGATTAAACTGTTGCCAGTTATACTTTCTGTTGTTATCTATAGGAGTGATCCAATCTACAAAGCTATTCCAGTCGCCTTGTTCTTTGTACATGTGTTCTATCACATGCGCAAGCTCATCATAGTCTTTCAATCTCTCTGCCACAAGATCCTTGTGTTCGGGCTTGAGATTGACAATGCTCAATGGTTGCGGATAATCTAAAATGCGCCATAGCACACTGCCTTTGTGTTTCCACCACTCCAGTATTTCGGGCAAATGGTATACATTCAAAATGTTAACCACACTGTTGGCACTGATTTGAATGCCCATTTCTGTGGCGCGAATAATATTTGTGCTTACGGTATTCCAATCACTGTGATATCTAATATAGTCACTGAGCTCGCCAACACCGTCTAGGCTTACTATAAATTCTATGTTTTTAAATTTGCTCCACAAATTTTCAAACTTTCTAGGATCTTGTGTGCTGTTGACAATATAAACTAGGGTGATATTTTTTGCCACATCAAAGTCAATCAACTGTTGTAAAAATGGTTCGTGATGGGGCATGAGTGTGACTTCCCCTCCAGCTAGTTTGATTCGTTTTAAATCCTTTACCAACTCCCAGTTGAGATTGATGTCTATGTCGTCTTGCTTGTCTTTGAAGCTGGATCCATAAATTTGTTTTTCTTCAGCGATCCATTTAGAACTGTTGTGACTGCTACAGGTCACACAAGCAAGATTACAAAGATTGCCCATGTAGATATCTAAATCAGTCAGCTTGACATCTCCGTTATCCTTTTCGCGCTTATTCCATAGCATCCTATGACTAACGCCGCCATTGTCTTCATGCATCTGACACTTCCAACATCCGCTGGGTTTATTGCTGGGGTTGTTTCTTATCGCATCAAATTCATTGCTGTTGAATACATCAACAACTTCAATAAGATTGTCTACTTTGTTAGTGAGTTCTCTGCGTTCATACCAACAGCAGGGCCGTGCTTTGCCGTTGTTGATGTAGACATTTCTGAAAGGTGCCATGCAGTAAGCCATTATTTGAAAAATCCTGTAAGGCTAGTGCGTCTGTGATTACAACGGTTTACTTTGTGTAGACAGTCTTTTATAATCACAAGTCTATTAGGAATAGGTTCATAGTATTGTCCTACACCGGGTGTCATAACATCTTGCCTGTGGTCAAAAACATTGCCGTTATTTCCGTGGCGGTCTGAAGAATCTGTGACCATTAACTGTCCTCCCCACTCACTGCGCCATTCGTCGTGTATATAAAAAGAATATGAAGCAAGTGAGGCATAATCTCTGTGCCAACTGATTTCTGCTCCTGGTTCGTAAACATGAACCATAATAGAAAATACATCAGATGGAAGAAAATCTTGTTGTGCCATAGCATCAAAAAACACCTGTAGTGCTGTTGGGTTATCTGACCACTGTTTGTGTTTGGTTTTATAAATTGTACCGCTGTCTAGTTTATATGCTACATCGTCGCCGTGTTGTATAGGCTCATAGCTCAAACCAAGAACTTCTTGTTGAACTTGTTTAAAGACTTTTTCATCCAAAAAGTTGTCATAGATTTCTATCATTCGTATACCGTCCTGTTATCTCGTAAATTTAATTTACATTTGGTATAGCATCTTGGATTACAGCTAGGAGTATCCCAACCATCTTGTAGATCATGTAAAAATTTACTATTACTAAAATAATTATCTATGGTGTTGTGGTTTAAATTATCTTCTGGATCGTCACTGCGTTCGTCATATCCAAAGTAGCAACAAGGCTGTAAAACACCATCATAGTGAACATACAACCATTTGTCGTCAAATGCTCTACATTTAACACTGTCGTTGGATTTAAAATCAAAAGGTGTATTTATTTCCTTGCTAGAAGGCCTAGCACTGTCAACGGTCACAAACTGTTTAAAGCCTAGCTTCTTACTAAGTTCTAGTGCTTGATCCACTTGATGTTCATTGTGTTTGAATTTAATAAACTTCCAGCTGGCATAGCCGCCTGCTTGTATGTATGCGTTAACATTGTTTATAATTCTGTGCCAATTACTGCCTTGTCTGTAGATATGATTTGAGTCTTCCAATCCGTCTATGCTAAATTCTACTCTAAAAATATGACCTGACTCTCTACTAAGATTGCCTAGTTCGGTCCAAAAGTTTTCGGTTCGTATGCTTCCGTGACTCTGCATGATTAGAACTTTAAGGCTCCAATTGTCAAGAAAATATTCTGTGATTTCTTTTATTTCTGGATTAGCAGCAGGCTCATCAATCTGCCCGCTATATATTACTTTGTTTACTGACGGTAATACATTGGGTTGAAACCATGTGGATACTTTTTTGTATGTAAGAAAATTAGTATTTAGGTGCGATTGTGCGGTGTTATCAAATGTGCGAAGACAACCTGGACACTCTAGATTACAAAAGGTGCCAGTTTCAAGATGTAGTTTTTCAACTTGATCTGCGCTGTAAGGCCACATTAGGTCTTGTCACCTTCCCTGTTGCGGCTGCTGTCCTCCTTGCCGCTAAAAACCATGAGGTTTTGCGCATTTTGAAACTTGTTTTCAATAAAGTCTAGCACAGTGTGTAGTCTGCGTTCTCGCACTTCCTCGTCAATGATTTCACCGTTAGGCAGAGTCACACTCCACGGTCTACTCATTTTTTCTTCTGCGCTGCCATAGGCATCTCTAATGCCCAACTCATCTATCTGCTCACTTATGCGTGTACCAGTGCTGATATATAGTTCGTTTACAACTGCTCTGTCAACAACACTGTCTAACCCTGTATCCACCATCATCTGAAGCATGTCGAGTGTTTCTTGGAAATCTTTTTCTGTTTCGGTAGGGTATCCAACAATAATTAATAAGTTAGCGTTGATGCCATACTTCTTCATCATTCTAAGGGTGTATTCTATGTCCTCGTTGGTTTCTTGTTTACCTATGTGACTTCTAACTTGATCGCTTCCGCTTTCCACACCTATTTTAAATCTGTAAAATCCTGCTTCAGCTGCGGCTTTGAAGTCTTCTTCAGGACTTTGTGCTTCTGGTCTAATTCTATAGAAACTGACTATCTTTGGTTTGTTAACAGGATCTTGTTTGTTTAATTCTGCTAGCGTATATATAAGTTTTTTATATTCTCTAAGACTTCCATTAATTAAGCTGTCGCCAAATTCAATATTGGTAGGCGTGTATAGATTCTGCATGTGGCGTATTTCATGAGCAAATTTTGCTCCGTCTTTGAAACGATATTTCATCATTGTAGGCACATTACAAAAACTACAGTTATACACACAACCTCTGCTGCCTATGAGATATATTCTGTTTTCTTTAGGGTTTTTTGCTTTGTGCCAATCTACCCTTAAATCACTAAAATCTGGATATGGTAAATTATTAAATTCTTCCGGACTTAGAGAATGAGAAACCTTTGTGTTAAGTCCTTCAAAATCAAATTTGCCTTCCAAACAATTTAAAAATGCTTTTTCGCCATCGCCTACCACAATATAATCTATATCATTGTGTTTTCTCACAGTATCAAAAAGTTCCATGGCTGCGGCACCGCCTAATACTAGTTTTAGGTCAGGACGAACTTCTTTGAATCGTTTTGAAATTTTCAATAAAAAATATTCACTGCTCCAGGTATGCGATGACAGTCCTATGAATTTTGGATTAGGAGCCAAAGCGTTATCAACTATCTCTGCTACCCAAGCATCTACATCGTATTTTTCTTCAAACTCTTTTGTAAAGCGTGTATATGGCCAAGTTCTTTTCTCATTCTTTTCTAGTTTTTCCCAGACGTCAATACTCGGATTAAAGCATTGGCACTTATAGCCATTTTCTTCAGCAAGTGCTTTGAGTAAGGCAATTCCAATAGGAGGTCCATTTAGAACAAGGGGAGGAATTGCTACTAGACTACAATCTATCATCAAACATATACCTATTAAGTGGAAAAACTTCTAAAAAGTTCTGATTGGTTTTAATATCATATGTATTTAGCCAGTCTTTTCCTTGCTCAATTACATCAGTCTGTGGTTCTAAATGAACCATGCTACCTAGTAGATCCAATACATGAGTTTTATATTTGTCATAGATTCTATAGTCTTGGGATTTGATAATATCTATAGCTTGTTGTAAACGAGTGCCATATGTTTGAACATAAAAGTATTTAGGATTACTAACATAATTATAATGCGGTTCTACATTATCTAAACCTCTATCATTGAGATAGTGCATGATTGTATCTAAGTACATTATGTTTGTGGCATTTAAAGCAATATTACATCTAAGCCTACCAAAGTTGGGCCAGTCGTGGAACTTGTCCATGAAACTGTCTAGATTCTTTTCAAATACGCTCCAGTCAATTCCTTGTCTTAGATATTTTCCTTGATTGTATACACCGTCTATGCTCATTCGCATATAGATCTTATGACCTTTATCTAGGCAACCTTTTATGTTATCTTCGAATTTTTTCCTGTATGTGTCGTTGTAATATAGATTGGTACTGAAACTAATTTCTTTTTGCCCGTCACTTTCTGGCTTTTTAAGAATAATGTCAAATATATCGTTGAACTCTTTGTGTAGTACTGGTTCGCCGCCAAACAACTGAAACATCTCAAGATTTTTATAGTTTTCGTTAATGTACTTTAATAGGGCTGTATTAACTTCAGCACCTTTTTTAGAACCTAACATATCCTCGGTAATAGGCTGTTCATCTTCCCATAGACTGCTACATTTACTGCTACAAAAAATACATCTTAAATTACAAAGATTGCTAAACTTTACTTCTAATATTCTAGGATGTGCGACATAATCTTGATCGCTGTTTTTGTAGGCGTAATTAGTTTTTAAAACTTGTTTGTAGCTCTTTGCGCCGTTGTCTTCGGCATACCAGCAATCTTTACAAAGGTCGTGTTTTACACCGTCTCGCAACCCTTGTCTTAAATCAACAATTTTACCATGATTGTGAAAGTCCAAGTCTTCTAGTTTTTGATAGGGTATTCTAGGACAGGAACGATACCACCCAAAGCCCGTGTCTATGCTATACATCTCCCACGGAAATGTACAAATAGTATCTTTATTTTTGCTGGTTATTTTTGCTTTACCCATATTTTCTCTTTGGTATTTTGCTATCGGCACTGCTTACACAACTAGGTGTTATACATTTCTTGGGTTCTTTAAACAAAGTAAATCCAGTCTCAATATGACCCAAGGGTTCGTCGTGACAGCTATAGGACCTTTTGATATTTCCGTCAGGCTCTCTTATAATTATGCCTTGATATCCAGCATTACAACTCCAGTCAGTAAACTTGTTAAAATTAAAGGCATTGAATCGTTCTGCTTGATCCATATACCATTTTTCTCCTTGAGAGTCTTCAAGCTCAACCTGCATGTTCCACGGAACACTAGCATCATTTTTTCCCATTATTCCTTTGGGTATTTGAAAGTTTGGTTTGGGTCTATTTGCCCACTTGCGTTTTACGTCAGTATATCCTCGCTGTGGCATTCCGTTGTAGAGTGTTTGTAGCTGTTCTTCTGTGTAGCCCTCTACGACTCTGGACGCTGTAGGATCGCTCTGTGGTTTAAGGGTGACGTTTATTCCTTGCTCGTGGAAGAAAAGAGCGTTTTCCCAATCTCGATCAAACCATTCTGGGACCATGACCATGTTAATAGTAATTTGTACATCATTTTCCTGACAGAGAATAAGTTTATCCGCAAACTCCTGCATTTTTTCTTTGTTGTCTACATGTTCGGTATGTAGACTTGCTGTAATACTAGCTCTGTGAAAGGACTTTGCTATCTCTACATACTCTTCAAACCATTTCATTTTACGACTACAGTTAGAAGTCATGTGAATACTGGTGTAGTTTGTGTTTTCGATATCTTGAGCTAGATGTTTTAAAATGTCGAAGTAGCCAGGATGGAAAGTAGGTTCTCCTCCTGACAGGGAGAAGTGGAAAGAATTGAAGCCGTTGAGTCTGGCTTGACGTTTAATTTCATCCACTGTGCGCAAGCAGAGCTCGGTAGGTCTATGGTCTTTACGGTCGGAACGGGCATATGGCCAACAGTAGGAGCATCTGTAATTACAGAATCTTCCAAGCAACCACGATACAGTAAAAAGATCACGATAAAGCAAAGTGCGTTGACCAACACTGACAATGTCATCAAGTGGTATTTTAGTGAAGTCATAGTTGGACCATTTTAAATTTTCATTCATACTATTAATATAACATATTCTTTATAGTTTGTCAATATCTATTGAATCCGTAGAATCTTTCCACTCTATCATGTCTTTAACTAGATGGTAATATTCCCAATCTCGAATCTTTGGTACTTTGAGATCTAGGTTATCAGTACAGCGCCATTTAGGGCAACGAATCGGTTCAGTTGGCAAATCAATGCTGCCGCTATCATATATATTACCACGCTTGCCTCCCACATGACAACTTCCTATATAGATATCTCCTGTGGGTGTCACTTTCAAATGTTTTACCCCAGCCCAGCATAACCAACCTTCATAGTTGTTTTTCTTGTCAAAATTTAGTTCATTGTAATGAAAATCTTGATCAACTAGATCACCGTCGTTGTCGAACCAAAACTTTAATTTGCGTTTGTCTGGAGTTATCTTGTTTTCGTACAATTGTTTGATTTTTTCTTGTTCACCTTCTCGATAAAACTTTTTCTCTCTGGTTTCGATAGCTTTGATATCTGTCTGGTCAGCATTGCTCAACAGTTTGTATTTTGATTCTGTATCATTGTTGGTTTTAAAATCTAGTTTCTTATCAGGCAATAATTCGTTAGAGTTGCCGCCTGGCGGACGAATATAACGGTGTTCTATGTTAGTGATGCCGTGATCGCGAAATGCCTGTTCCATGCGTTCAACATTTTCAAACTGTCCTGGATAAACCATGAATCTAAGTATCAGTGTTTTTTTGATATAACCTGTGTCCCAGTCTGGAAACTTGTTGTTGCTTGCTTCCTGCTCCGCATTCCACTGCCTGCGCCAATCTTCTAGTTGAATACATTTGTCTATGAATTCATCAATACGATGTTTCATGTGTTCAAAGTGAAAGCTAAGTGTTATACCGTCTAAATACTGATATAGCTCTTTGAGATAGGCTGCTGTTCTGCTGCCGTTGGTGGTTAGACTAACATGTTTTGCGCCCCGCTCATGTTTGATATACTTACACAGTTTCATGAAATCTGGATTGATAGTGGGTTCACCGCCCGTGAGGCTCCAAAAAACATTTATGCCGTGGGCGTCTATGATAGTGTCAGCAAGGGCCCGCATGTTTTCATAGGGAACATGAGGGGAATGATTGTCATGCAGATAGTCAACACAGTAAGAACAACTGAAATTACAGCGTTTCCCTATGTACCAATCAACACTAAATGCCCCGGTTGGATTGTGCTTAAAATAACTTGCTACAGGTTTCAATGTGATATCTCATTATTAAGTGCGTATATAAATATATTTATGGCAAAAGATACCTTATGTTCGATGATTTGGAATCATCAGTTTATTGATGGTTCTGGGAGAGTAAAACCCTGTTGCCGTTTTCAAGGCAATCTCGGACAGTTAGAAGGCGACATTGATCTTAATTTTAACAACGAAAAAATGTCTGCTGTAAGAAAATCAATGATTGCCGGTGAGCGGCATCCTGGCTGTACACGCTGTTGGCAAGAGGAAGATTCAGGCAAGAAAAGTCTGCGACAAAGATATAATCAACATGCTAAACTAGGGATAGAAACTATAGCAAAAGATGCTCCTAGAATAGAATGGTTGGAACTTGCTATATCTAACGATTGTAATCTTGCCTGTAGAATGTGCGACAGTCGCTACAGTCACAAAATATTCGCAGAAGAATTTGAATACTACGGCAAAACATTTACACAAACAGCACGGACAAAAATGCCCGTTGAAAGTGTATTTCCACATGTGCCCAATCTCAAACATCTAAAGATAACAGGCGGCGAACCTCTTATTACTCCAGATCATTGGCGACTGTTGGATTACATTATTGACGAAGGACATGCTCATCACATATATCTAAACTACAGCACCAACTGTACTGTATACCCAAAACAACACATAGTAGATCGCTGGCGTAAGTTTGAATATATTGAACTAGCGATTAGTTTAGACAGCATTGTACCACAAGAAAATGAGTATCTGCGTCACGGAACAAAGCAAGAAGAAGTTGTTGCTAATATCCAGAGATTTGTTGAGCTACAAAAAGAAATTGATCTACATGTGATTGCTAGGCCCACCGTGACACTACTCAATGTATATCACCTACCCGAAACATTGGAATGGCTGGACGACATGAACATACGACATAATGCCACGCACTTGGCATATCCAGAACACTTGAGCGTGACTGTGCTGCCACAATCTGCTAAACAACTAGTAAGCGAAAAGTTTGCCAACTATGATTTTAAAAACGACCTCACACGCAAGAGCTGTGAATACATTGCCAACTACATGAACAGTGAAGACAACAGTAGTAAACTACCGGAGTTTAAACGTCACACAGAGTTTCTAGACAGCAGTCGCGGACAGAGTTTTAAAGAGTCGTATCCGTACTTTGACTTTTGATAGGTGAGTATCCTTTCCCACAGGTTCTAGCACATCTCATTAATTTACCACCCTCTAGATCTTTATCCCAACTGGCTTCTAGCTCGCTAGCAAACCAAGGATGATTTAAAATATCGTTCCAAGAATTTGTTCTAAGGCTATTGAACTCTGTGCCGTATTTTTTGAACAGCTTTTCGTGAGTGTCATCCATTATTTTATTTTTATTGGGATAGATATCATTAGAAATATAGCAACAAGGAAACACCTGAGCATATGCGTTTACATACAATCTCTTAAACTCATTTTTATATAGGCAATCGATAGGAGCAACATTGTAATACTTTTCTATGCTGCCGTATTGTTGTGTAAGTTCTTGGATTTTCTTACTCTGCGGATTGCGATATTCTTCACCGGGTGGTTCTAGATAATATTCGATATCGCCTTGCTTGTTTTTAACACGCCATTTATCAGGACCGTCTGGTGAATAATCAAACCGACTGGTTTTACGAACACGAAATTGTTTGAAGCCCATCTTCTTGGCTAGTGCTTCTGCGGCTTCGACTTGATGTTCGTTGTGTTTGAATACAATGTAGTCCCAACGAGCAATACCACCTGCGGCAAGATATGCTTGTGCGTTTGCTATAATCTTTTCAAAATCTGTGTTTCTTCTATACAGATGATTTGTGTCGGCTAGACCGTCTATGCTAAAAATAGCTAAGTCGTTTTTTCTATAGTGTTCATGGTCAGGTTTTTTATCCTGCATGAGTTTGCCTAGTTCTGCCCACCAGTTGGGTGTGCGTAGGCTAGCATTTGAATAAAACTCTACCGTGGCATCTGTGGTTTCTTTGATCCGTTCTATAGCGTATAAACTTTCTTTAGCAACAACAGGATCACCGTGGGTGCCGCAGAACATAACATTTTCTAGATCTGGAAACTGTCTATCAAAAATACGATCAACGTCTTCCCGTGTCCATTCATCTAATACTAGATCCTCTTTGGTTTTGCCGCCAAAGTCATTCCTAGCACACATAGGACAGGCCGCATTACAACGATTTGTAATTTCTACATGTAGGTCTCTAACACTGTCAAAACTATGATACATTATTATCCAATAATTGCTCTATCTTATTTTTTATTGTATTGTTGACTTTACTTCTTAAGACATTATTTTGTGGGAAGCCCACTATAGATAAATCTATCTTCCATTCTTGTGAATTATTCCAAACTCCATGAAGTTTTTTATGATTAAAGCAGACTAACTCTTGATGATAAAAATCTACTATACCACCTTCTTCCATTATCAAAAAACAATCTTTAGGATAGAATACAGATAATCTTTTTTTTGTTAGTTGTTTATTTGGATTTCCTTTATCAAAATGTATAGGAATTTTACTTCCGGGGGGGTTGGCACTTATCCAAGCACCGGTGTTTATACAGTTATATTTTTCGATACAATCCTTAAGCGCAGGATATTTTTTATCGTACACAAAAGAATAATTTTCGTATTCTATACCTTTATGTCTTTGTTTATCTCTACCTCCACTTTCAGACTTGTATAAGTGATAAATTCTCCATCCATCGGGGTTGTGTCCTGAAATGTGCGTAGACTCATATTCTGAATTACGGAAAATTTCAAAACATTCATTTTGAATTTCCTTGATATCAACATCCGGAAGGGGATAACTAAACCAGGGCAAACTTGTTTTATGTTCTAAAAAAACAACAGGATTTTCATGTTTATATACTGCTTCTAAATCTTTTCTATAATCAAAAAAATTTATTTTTTTATTCCCCCATTTATTTAAAAAATCTTGTTCATTATAAATCATATTGTTATTTTCCGATCTAGACATAGCTCACTAATGTTAACATCTTTTGGTTGTTCAATCAACCACTGTATAACGCCTGCTACATAGTCTGTATCCAGTTTAGGTGTGTTGGGCATTTTTTCATCTTGTTTGGGAGTGTGTAGATTACCGGGACTGAGATAAGTCATCTTAATTGGATTATCATTTTCTCCGGCACTGGCTTGACTGATTTGTCTACAATATGCTCTAAGTGCTTTCTTTTCAGCAGGATACATCCACGCTGTGCCTTTCACAGGCGTGTCGGCACTGCTGCCTACGACTATAAGGTATCCGTCTTTTTTATGCTCAAACCATTTTTTAGCAACTTCTTGTACTAAGTTAGTTTGATGATGTTTCCAAAGGCAACTAACGCTAATTACCACATCATAGTCTAAACTTTTTTCAGCAAAATCTCTCTGCGTTTGATATTGTGTTAAGTCCCTATCGCTGTGACTTCTACTACAAAACTCCGCATCAGGATAGATAGTTTTTATAGATTTTGCTAATCCGTAATCTGGATTTCCTGCTATTAATATTTTCATAAATCAATCAACCTATTATTGCTTCCGTAAACCGAACTAAATTCGTAATCAGTACCGCAAGTTCTCCCACATGCGAATAATTTGGGCACTGTGTCGTCCATTGTTCCTTTCCAACTAGCACAAAAATCTCTACCAAAATAATCATTATCTAATATTTCAGCAAGACTGTGATGTCGTAAACTGTTGAAATTCTTTCCATATACATCAAAAATTTGATTTATCTGTTTCTTTTGTGTGTTTTCACCATAATGATAAACACCGCTGGCTGTCCAGGTGCAACTCCATACTCTTGATTCGAAATCGATAAACAGTTGTCCGTTAGGTTGCCATTTACATTGTATCGGAGTCTTATTCACATAGTTTTCCCAAGATCCGTAATTTTCAAGTATTTGTTCGTTCTGACTTTTGCCCGAACCTTGGAAGTTTGGATTGCGAGGCATGTTCAGTATGTATTCTGATTTCTTTGTAGACACTGTTTGATCTTTAACAGCATTGCCTTTTTTGTATTGTTCGTCATTCACAAAACGATTGGTAAGTTTTAATTGAAATTGCTCAAACCCCATCTGTCTTGCAATATCAACAGCTTGATCTACTTGATGTTCATTATGTCCAAACACCAGATAGTCCCATCGTGCTCTGCCTCCTGCATCTATAAATGCTTGTGCATTACGCATAATTCTTTGCCATTTTGCGTTAACACGATATACATGATTTGTATCTTCTAATCCATCTATACTAAAATTAACTTTTCCTCGTCCCTTGAGTATTTTAGCGACCTCTTTCCACCACTTTTCGTCTCTGACACTAGCATTTGTGGTTATGATGCACTTTGCACTGGTATTTTCCACAACATATTGTAGGCAATCTAACCAAGTCTCAGAAACGGCTATTTCGCCATAATTCCCGCACCACATTACATCCTTAAGGTTTTTAAGGTCATTTAAGAACCATTTATAATCATCCACAGTTAATTCAGTAAGAGGTAGGCCTGGCACTGTTCCGCCCTCGTGTGTTCTAGCACACTGCGGACATCTTAGATTGCAGGTAGAGTTATGATCTATCTGTAGATATTTAACATCTTGCGGATTAAGATACTTCATATTCTTTTAGGATCTCATATAATTCTGGGATGTAATCTTCAATGCTGTGTTGTCGTATTTCGTCTAACCTTCTTGTGGCTTTCCAAAACTGTGGTACAGCATCTGAAAAATCTTTGGCATACATGTATTTGCTGTATTGATCCAAAAGTCTTACAACTTCTTTTTTGCTCGCAACCTTTCTGTCTGCTTCCCAGTTTTGCTTGTCTATTAAATCTATAAGTATAGGCTTGTAATCTTGATATTTTTGATGAACTATATCCTTCACCTTTTGGGGGAACATTCTTGTGTTATAGAATCTCGGGCCATGCAGAGGATGAGGTGTTATGATTGGTTTGAAATTATCATCGTTAATTCGAGGTAGTTTGTTTTTGATTATCCATTCCATGAACTCTGGAAAATGTAATGCATTAAAAACATTTATAGTTGCAGCAATCCATACTTTGAAATTGCCTTCTGCTTGGCTTAGTTTTACAAGGTTTTCATATATCTTATCGAAATTACTTGGATACCTCATGTAATAATTAATGTCACCTACACCGTCGATGCTAGCTCCAATATTAACCTGTTTAAAATGTTTCCATATATCCCAAGCTCGTTGAGGTATATTAGTCAAGTTGGTGTTATACTCTACAATAATATTTTGTGCATGTCCTTGATCAACACACTTTTGTAAAAACTCATAGTGTCTGTCAATTAGTAATGGTTCGCCGCCAACTATATAGAGTTTGCGTATTTCTTCAATACTGTTATCCATTTGCACCCAGTAGTTGTCGCTTTCATGCCAATTATATAAATCGGTCTCTGGCTCGTATTTGCCTTTGGCATTTTTAACAAGTTTTACTTTTCCGTGACTGTCTCTATACGAGTCTCCCCATAGTTTTACTTGATCCTCATACCATTGACTGCTGTCAGTTGGACCGCACATACGACATTTTAGATTGCAGAGATTTCCAAATCTAACATCGTAAAAACTACAGTTGATTTCGTCTTCTCTAATAGTGCCATCTTCGTCTGTTTTTGCAAGTAAATCGTCCCAGTCAAACTCGCCTCGACTAACCCATATGTCATTCTCATAATCGATACGGGCATTCATTCCTGCTTCGCTTTCAGTTTGACAGCGTATACATTCAGGATGCCATTTTCCCTGCATCATAAATTGACGTATTTCTTTGCTGAGATTGCTGTTGCGAACTTTTTTTAAATCCGCTGTTTTAGCATTATATGCATTGCCTGCTTCGTCTTTGAGTATTCCACCGGTAGGGCCGTGCTGTGCTTGACAGCACACACGAATATCGCCGTTAGCTCTAAGGCTTTGACTCATCCATGGTATTGGACATAAAATATTTTTATTACATTCGTTCATTTATAGTTCCAATATTTTTTTAATTCAGGCACAACTTTTTGCCAACTGTTGTTTCTCATTATATCAAAGGGTAATATTTTTTCTGGACCTTCTTTAAATATATTTTCGTTAGGTGTACTATTTAATAGATACTGTTTAATTTTTTCCATATGATGATTCGCAAATGGATAGTTTTTACTTTCTATATTTTTTATAACTTCAAGAGCCTGTTGTTTTGCTTCCTCAGGAAGATTAGCTATACTCATCCAGTTAGGAGTATACAAAAGTGTATGGGCTGAAAAAACAATAGGTTTGTTATATGTCGTTCTTACATAATATATATATTCAGCTAGTTTATCAAGATTCCATATAGAGAAGATACTTATAACTGGTATTGTTTTCATTTCAACATTATCTTTTGTTTCCCTAGCAAGAGTTTCAAAATTTTTCGATATAGCAGCCCATTTGGAAGGATATCTTATGTAATCGTTCACTTCTTTATATCCGTCAATACTACAATAGATGCTTGTTTTTTTAAAACTATTATAAATTTCTATATGTCTAGGTTGAACATTTGTTAGATTGGTGCTCACGCCTAGATGTATTTTATCTGCGTAGCCTAGGTCAATAATCCTTTCTAAAAAATTCCAGTTTTCTGGTATAATAGTAGGTTCTCCGCCTGCCAAATAAAGATACTCTAGATTGCTAATGTGCGTCTCTATGCTGTCCCAAAAATCTTTATTTTGATACCAATTTAAGTTTTTATCTTTAAAATTAAAATATTTTGAACTAAATTTTTTTTCGAACTGATTAGCATCTGTGTTAGTTTTGTTGATTTCTCTAATAAAAAAATTACTGCTGGAAGCATCGCAACTTATACATCCTATATTACACATATTACCCAATCTAAATTCTAATTCTTTTATAGGTACATCGAGTCCTGCTAGAATTTGTTCGGCACTACTTTTTTGTATTGTATATGTTTCCATAGTCCTTTTACTGCTACCACATGCTTTTTCTTGCTCGTAGCATCTCACACACATGGGAGATTTAACACCATTTAACATATTTTGTTTAAGTTGTTTCACACTTTCAACTTGTTGGTGCTTGGATATATCGTGATCATTAGCATTGTACCAACCGTTATCAACTCTAAAATCATGAGATGCCCAACTACAGGGACGTATTATGCCGTCTGGCTTAATGCCTATGTGTGTCCAGGGCATTACACAGAATACACCGTTGTCTTGTTTTTCAATACCCATCGATCATAATCTCGTGAAGATTCCAGTTTTTTGGAGCACAAGCAATCCAGTTGATCATATTGCTTATATCGTTATGCTGTAGACAGTTGTTTCTATAGTCATCTAGCTGTTTCATTTTTTTATTGGCTAACATGCCTACATGTAGTTGTGTAAATTTAAAATCATGTTTAGTAAAATCCCTACTGATTTCGTATCCATAATCCCTTATAGCTTTTTTCTTTGTGCGGTATATATTTACTTGCCAAGGATCTAACGTCTTGTCTTTGGTTCCTTTAGGGTGTAGCACAATCGTGCTTCCTATATTAATAAAATGTCCGCCCCACTTGTTTATTTTGAGGGTTTTGAATATATCATGCACCAGTTCGAGTTGAGATCCGGAAGCATATGTAAACAAAACAATTACATCACTATCAAGTGCTTCTTTACATATTTTTTTATTTTCTTCAGGTACAGCGTGTCCAGTAGTTCTGCCTACGCCAATTACCTCATGTCCGTAAATAGTATCTAAATCTTCAACAATTTTTGAACTAAACTCGCCGGTTCCGCCTATAAAATAAATTTTCATTTTGGTTCTACGCTCTCTTTTAGATGTTTAAAAGAATCGAAATAGTCAATACCTCTATTTGCGTTAAGACTTTCAAAATAATATTTTGCTTTGTATCTTAAGTCATTATTATTATATTCTTGGGTTTTAAGTGTGTTTATAAGCATATCTAAACTTTTTAGATAAATCTCTTTGTTTTTATGTTTTGTAAAAATATATAATTTTGTTTTTAATAATTCTAATTTTTTTATCTGTTGATTTCTTAATTCATTAGTGACCATTTCATGTCTAAGATAATCTTTACCCCTTACCGTAGTAAATCCTAGCCAAAATCTATCTAGATTATTTTTCTCAATGTATTCGTTTAAAAACACAATTAGCTTGTCCATAGAAAGACAATTTAACATTTGTAGTGTAGTTTGAGTTAAAAATCTCCAATCGTTATGAAGATTTAAACAAGTATCCATGCTAGCAATAACATCAGTCCACTTTGTATGATATCTTATAAGCTCATCTTCTTTGTGGAATGAGTCAATACTATAGCGGAGAGTACCTCCGGCGAATCTATTTAATATTTCTACTATTTTATTATCTAACAAAGTAGCATTTGTGCTGATATCTAGTTGTATATTTTTTGCTTGGGGTGTTTTACTAATTTCTTCAATAAATCTTATACTGTCTACATCGGAAAAAACTTCGCCGCCTCGAAATTCCATAAAGAGACAATGGTCTAAATTATCTAAAATTTGGTTGCGGAAAAATTCACTTTTTGACAGATACTCTTCTCCGCTTTCTTTTGCTATATCTAGACTTCCTTTCATTATATCAGCAATGGTTCCTTGCTTTTCCCATTTATTGTATTCTTTATACATCATACTGCTTAATCCAGGAGTACACATAATACAACTTAGATTACACTTAGTTGAAAGTCTAATTTCCCACCATTGTGGCATAACATCAACATAACCATTCTTTTCTTTATATTTTTCAAGCAGTGGTAGAGTTCTTTCAAGGAATCTACTATTTTTTCCTATTCTTTTTGACGTGAGTCCGCCTGCTTCCATTCTATGGCAGAATTCGCAATTGGGTATGTTTTCTCCATTGAGCATTTTCATACGAAAATCTTTCATAAACTTGGAATTCCACAAATCTGTAATATTGTCAGATCCTAAGTTAAAAACTTCTGTGTTTGAATTATATGTGTCTGGGTTGATTTCGTCAAGCACTAGATCTTTTGGTATGCCATGGTCAATGCCTCCTATACTACAGCAAACTCTGGCATCACCTTTGCCGCGAGTATTAAGTTGTACAAAAGGAACTACACAGAATTTATCTTTGTCTATCATAGATATCCTTTGAATATAGGAAATATTTTTTCGAAATCGTCAAAACCTCTAGTGTGATTGAGCTTGTTTACCCATTCTTTAAATTCAGGCATTCTGGCGCTCCAGTCTTCGGCATTCATAAAATTTATGATACCTTTGTATCTAGGAATTCCATAATCTGCTTTTAAGAAAGTTTCTTTATCAATACCAGCTTCCTTCACTCCTGTAAACTTTTCCCAATTATCTTCTACCCACGGATAAAAATCATTTTCATACTTTTCTGTAATCTGTTGTTTGATATCCTGTGGCAGGACTTTTACATTTAGTTGTGGTGGCCAATAGGCAAAATGCATGTTTACACCGCCTGCTCCTAGAGGCCATTTGTTTATTTTACGGAAGTTTTGTCCAACTTTCCAACGAATAAACTCAGGTATATAAGCAATATTCAATGCCATAAGTGTTGTTGCTGTTGTTATCTCTACATTGTCAGTTGTGTTATCTAAAATATGAAAAACTTCTTCTTGATGTTCCCAACGACTAGGATATCTAATGTAATCATTTTGTCTTCCATGGGCATCTATACTGTAGTGAAATCTTACACGCTTAAACTCTGCCCATAAATCAAATAAGTCATCACGCCATTCTACAGCATTTGAATTATATCTTAGTTCTATATTTTTAGCATGTCCTCGTTTTATACATTCCTCTAACAAGTCGTAGTGTTCGTCTATTATTAGACTTTCTCCACCAGCAAAATATAATTGATACATATGAGGCACTTGATCCATTAGCTCATTCCAGAATCGAGGATTGTTTTTGTGCCAATTATAACTTGCGCCGTGATTGCGACCTTTATTATCCCATCCGCTTGTTTGTTTTAATTTTTCGTTTTGTAGATTAGGATAAATTTCATTCCATTCTTTAACCCACCCCGAACTATCGTGAGGTGAGCACATAACACATGCTAGTTGGCACTTTGTTCCCATTCTAAGATCAATATAGCGTATCTTAGGAGGAGTGCTTCCGTCTTCTTGTGTTTCGTCCACTAACTGTTGTAGATCATATCTTTTACCCCAGTACTCCGTTTCCCAATTTCTCTTACTGCGATGTCCTGCTTCTTCTTCTTTGTAGCATTTTAAACAACTAGCTGGTTTTTCACCACGCAACATCATCTTGCGAACATTACGCATATAGGCACTGTTCCAAGCATCTTCGAGACTGGTGTGATTAAAGTTCGCCGGAATACCGTCATCGTTTTTTACTACGCCAACTTCTCCTCCGCCTACTTTTTTGTTAGAGTCTGGATCTTGGACCGAGCTTGCGTTTGATGTACAACAGGTTCTCATTTTTCCATCAGGTCGACTGGAAAGATGTAGCCACGGCAATGCGCAGAATGTGGGTGATATTTCTTTCATATAGTATTTATAAAGTGCGTAGTTTATTTAGAACCACTCTGGTGATATCATACCAAGGACTTGTTCGTATGTATATTGCTGATAGCTTATGCTAGCAATAATTCTTCGTGTTGGACAATCAGTATTTACGCCTCCGTGGGGTACTTTTGTATCAAAAATTACAGGTGTTCTAAGATTATATTTTTCCATTAATTTTTCGTCATATTTATAAAATACAGGTTGTCCTAGTTTATTTGATTTGTTACCTTGCGTAACTACTTTGGGTCCAAAATCTCTTGAATATTCTGCCAAATCAAAATATTTTCCTATATAAAAAAAACTATTCGCATAATCTACTTCAACAGGTATATTTATAGCAGCAAATCTACCTCGGTCTGAATGAGGTCTATTCTTTACTCCGGGTATTTGTTCGTAGAATTCTATTTTATCACATTCCGGAAAATGTTCATAAACCTTTTTTGATCTATCTAAACGATAGTGGAAAAATTGACTTTTATAAGTATCTATGATAATCTTCCAGTCGTTATCTATCCAGCTTTGCTTGATATCTTGAATAATTTTTTCTGGAAAATTATTTAATTTATAATAAGTCTCCATTATTTAAGATCCTCTATTTTATGGAGAATTCCTCTTTTATAACCACATACCCTGTGACATTTTTTATATGGAGTAGAAGTCCAAGTTTTTTCAAATCCTCTAAAAAAATCGCCATTTATGATTTCTGATACTTTGCTATTAGTTAGACTGTAGGGAGTTTGTGTTTCTTGTGCTATTTCCATTTCTATTCGATTAGGTCCACTATAATGATATCCTGTATTACAGCAAGGATACACTCGGCCGTCTGCTGCGATGTACATGCTAGATTCTTTTTTAGCATAGCAATCTATTTTTACTCTAGCAGGGTCTTTATTAGCTACTGCTCTGTAAGGGTTTTTATCCAAAAATCCTTTTTTTGAAATATTTGGCTCATATATATTATACAGATTGTTTCCGTTTTTATCCAGTACAGGCAAAACTCCTCTATCAAATCTATTAGTTTTTAATTTTTCAAAACTTTCGAACTTCATTTTTTTGGCTAATATTTTAGCATCTTCTATTTGATGTTGATTATGTTTAAAAACTATAAACTTCCACCATGCTCTGCCGCCAGCGTCTATAAAAGCCTTAGCATTTTCCATTAGTTTGTTCCATTTTACATTTCTACGATAAAGATGGTTGGTATCTTCTAATCCGTCGATACCAAATACAACCTTACACCTGTTATCTAATATCTCAGCCAATTCTTTCCACCAATCAGTATTTCTTGCTCCCCCGTTAGTCATTATTGTAATAGGAGTGTTAAACTTTTCTTTCCATGCTTTAATAAAATCAAATAAATGGGGATAGACTATTGGATCTCCATAATTACCGCATAACTGTACTTTTTTTCCAACTGGAATATCTATTTTATCTAACCATTTGATATCAAAGTCATCTAACTTCAAATATGGATTTTTCATGTCTCCGTTTATATTTCTAAGACACATTGGACATGCCGCATTACATCTAGTAGTAAGTTCAATATGAATATAGCTTAACGGTAATTTGTAAAAACTCATTCAAACCACTCGTTAGGTAAGTTATTCAATACTTGCTCGTATGTGTCATTAGGAAATCCGACACTTGCTATTACCCTAGGAGTCTTGCCAGCAATGTTGTTTCCTCCGTGCGGTATTTTAGTGGAAAATATAACAGGATCTTCTAGATTATATGTTTCAAACATTTTATCTTGATAGACATAAAATCCGTTTCGTCCTTTATATTTTGCTTTGTGACCATATGATGTTGTTTGTAATACATCTTCTTTGTATAATCCTAGTCTCATATATTTTCCGCAAAAGAAAAAACTATTTTCATAGTCTACTTCAATTGGAACATTAATAGCACACAATCTACCTCGATCTAAATGAGGCCTATTCGAACATCCACTACTGACAACATAATATTCTATATAACATTCTGCCTCAAAATATGTAGAAAGTTTATGATCATAATTTAAACAATAATGCCACATCCTGTTAGTGAGCACTTCTTTTATTTCTTGCCATTTATTTTCCGACCAGGCTTCGCATAATTCTTGTTTTATATCCTTTGGAAAGTTTTTTATTTTATAAAAAGTTTCAGCCATGTTATTCCTTTGTAAATTGTTCGCTAAATGGGTCCCATTCTGTTCCGCATTTAGTAGCACAAACTTTTAATTTTCCTTCACTACAATTTGACATGTTCCAACTAGATTCTATACTGTCAAAAATACCTGTAGCAAATACTTGATCTAATCCTTGCCTAGCATCAATACTAGATTTATCGCCTATATGGTCCCATATTTGTTCTACACGAGGATCCTTGTGCCACCACTTATACATACGACCAGCTGTCCAACAGCAAGGTAATGCTAGTCCTTCGGCTGTTATAAAAAGACTGCCTTCCTCTTTTACTTTACATCGGATAGGAGCAGCATCGTAGTAAGCATCCATAGACCCATACTTCTCAATAAGTTTATCTTGTTTAGTAAGAGCGCGGTTTTGATATTTAAGATCGGGTTTTTTAAGTTCTGTAGTCTCCTTACCCTTTCTATCTTTTGCTTGGTGTTTTTCTTTAGCATCTGTTTTTGCCGTGACAAATCTTCCTGTCTTTTTAGCAATAAACTTTTCAAAGCCCCATTCATCGGCTAGTCGTTCTGCTTGTTCTATTTGATGCTGATTATGTTCAAATACTAGGAAATCCCAACGAGCTCTACCCCCGGCGCTGGTAAATGCTCGCATAGATGTTTCAACTCTGTCCCAGTTCACACCTTGACGATATATATGATTAGTATCCCGTAGGCCATCAACGCTGAAAATAACAGCACCCATCTTGCCGAAAACTTCTGCAAGTTCTCTCCACCATTCTTCATCTCTTGCTCCTGCGTTTGTGTTCATGCTCAACCACATGCTTGGATTGTGTTCTCTAAAGTATCGAAATATTTCTAATGTATCTCGTGCTACAATAGGATCACCTAGGTTTCCACACATATACATTGTTTTCAACTGTGCGATAAACTCCGGAGGAAATATCAGTTTACAATCGTCTAGCGAAAGTTCATCGAGGTTGATATGAGGATTGACACCTTCGCCATTCATGTTCCTATCGCACATAGGACAGCTAGCCTGACAATTTTGCGTAATTTCTAAATGAATTGTTTTTATATCTTCTAGTTTATACATTATAATCCATTAGGTCTTTAAATCTCGGATGGAGCTTTGTAATATCTGTTTTTCTATAAGCATCTGTTTTAGGAGTTATGTCCTGCCATATTTTTAAATTATCCTTATTGAACGCATAGTTATCCAATCCAAATTTCATAGCTTGAAACATTTTTAAATATTTAGGATATTTAAGTTTTAGATCTTCAATATCTTTATATATCTCACTTCTAAATTCATTAGGAATAATACTAAGATTCTGCCAAGCAGGTTTTTGGCACTGGTTCATATGAATGAGGATTTTTTCTTCAAAATTCTCATCAATAAAATCTAGCAGTTCTGGTACCCAGTCTTTTATAGTAAACGCAGTGGCACTAAACCATACTGAATTAACAGCAAATCGATTATCAAAATGTTTTCTGTCTTGTACAAATTTTAAAATATTTTCTGTAATTTTTTTCCATTTAGCAGGACTTCTGATATATTCATAAGTATCACTTGTACCGTCTAAACTAGCAGATACTCTTACAGTCTTAAATTCCTTTAATAACTCGAATGTTTTGTTATAGTTTGTAAAATTTGTAGTAAATTGTAATTCGATATTTTTTGAATAACCTTTATGTATTAAATAATCAAAAATTTTATGTATTTTTTTACTTATTGTAGGTTCGCCACCATTTAGTTTTATGCGTCGAGTATTCTTTGAAATAGTTTTAATAAATTCTTCAGCATTATAATCAGCATCTTCGCCAGATAGATCCCATAGATTTAAATCTAAATCTTTGGCCATTTTTTCTATTTTATTAGCATTATCAGGATTACACATAGTACAAGATAAATTACACATATTATCAGGTCTATAATCTAAATATATAGGTTCTTTATACGGGTTACCGTATTCTATATCGATATCCTCTTCAGTAGCTCCAATACGAGTCATAAAATTATCGTTCCACTGTTGTCTATAACTAAGTACGCCGCTTTGTTCTTGTTTTTTACATATAGAACAACTGTCAGGCCATTCTCCTTTTATAAACATTTTTCGTATCTTTTGTTGTTCTTCACTTTTCCAAAAACTAGCAATACTGTCTTTTTTTAAACTAGATGTAAGAGGTTTTTGTAGACAACACGAGCCCATTTTTCCATGACGACCACTAAAATAAATGGCATAGAAAGGTAACAGACATACTATCGATTTGTTTTTATTTTCTTCCAATTCTCATAAACCTCGTGTATTTGGATAATTTTAACTCTCTTTGATATATATGATTAGTGTCCCGTAGGCCGTCAACGCTGAAAATAACAGCACCCATCTTGCCGAAAACTTCTTCTAGTTTATACATTATAATTCATTAGGTCTTTAAATCTAGGGTGAAGTGTAGTAATATCAACTTTTTTATAAGCGTCCATTTTAGGATTTAATTCTTGCCAAGTGCGCAAATTTTCTGGATTGAACTGGAAATTATCTAGTCCAAAAATTAATTGATCCATACATCTTTCTCGTTGATGTGCGTATCTATCTTGCGATCGATATCGTTCTATGTTTTCATAAATATCGTCTCTGTATTCGGGAGGAATAATAGAAAGATTTTGCCATATAGGATTCTGTGCTTGGTTTACATGAATATACTGATTTTTCGATCCTGCTTTATGAGGAAAATGTTTATTGAAAAAATCCAACAATTCAGGAAGCCAATCATCTACCGTAAAAGCTGTGGCGACATACCATACAGTGTTTACACCAAAATTAAATATATCACGTCTAGCATCCATTTGTTCTTTGAATTTAATTATATTTTTTTTAGTAGTGTTCCATTTAGCAGGGGTTCGAATATAATTGTATGTGTCTCTGGTTCCATCTAAACTAGCTGTCACAATTACACTTTTAAAATTATCAAGCATCTGAAAAGTTTTATTATAATTAGTAAAATTAGTTGTAAACTGCAATTCAATATTTTTTGCAAAGTCGTTGTCAATAGAGTACTGATATAGACTTTTAATTTTGTTATTTATAGTAGGTTCGCCGCCATTAAGTTTTAATCTTTTAGTGTGCTTAGTAATAGCTGTTTTGAGTGTATTGATAGCTGTAAATTCTTGCTTGCGTTCTGGGTCACCCCACACGCTTATATCTAGATCTTTTACCATTTGTTCAATTTTACTACTTGCCCCTGGATTACACATAGAACAGCTTAAATTACAAAAGTTGTCAGGTCTAAGATCTGTAAAAAAAGCATGACCTGTACTATTGCCTTTTTCTACATCCAAATCATCATAGCATGCTCCTGCTTTAAACAAATTATGTTCCCAGCGTTGTCTGTAGCTTTTGACGTTAGAATTTTCCGCGTTCATACAAATTTTACAACTATCTGGCCATTCACCGTCCATAAATTGTTGTCTTATCTTGATTGCGTCATCACTTGTAAACCAAGTGTAAATATCATCTCCTTTCATCTTGCTTGGCAAAGGGGTTTGCAAACAACAACTTCCTATTTTTTGATCGTCTCCCCTATAATATAATGCGTAAAACGGAAATAAACAAATAGGAGCTTTTTTATTTTCTTCCAATTCTCATAAACCTCGTATATTTGGGTAATTCTAGGGCACCTTGATATAGGACCCGGGCCATGGGCGACTGTTCTGCAAACTCTAGAGGTCCTGCCACACAATTTACATGATCCTCTATGTCATAGTAGTTATTGCTTTGTAGAATTACTAACTTGCCATCTGGAATTTTATCATACCATTCTGCGAAATTTTCTATGTGTTCACAGCTGGTGTTAATAATCGTATCAGGTATGTCTTCAATAGGATAGCTCAATCTATTGTTGGCTTTGCTCCATGTTTGCCAAATATGTTTTTTATAATCAATGTCGTGTATATTCTGTGTAATTGCTTTAAATTTCCATCCGTCTTTTACTTGTAGACGATTAATACAATCGGCTATTTCTAAACAATTATTGTCTATGTCAAAACTTCTTATTTTTTCTATATTGCACTTACTATTAAACAGCATAGCAGCAAGTGTACCGTACCACCCTGCACATATATAAACAGTACCCAAAGAAATATCTAATTTTTCCAATTCGTCGATTATCCATCGTTTGCTTTTGAGCTGTCCCCACGATAGTGCATCGGATAAATCAGCATTATGGTTATCTACAGCATTGCGTAAATTATTGAATAACGGATTGCCAGTTAAAATAAGCAGCCGGCCGTAGATATCTTTATCGTCTTGCCATTCAATATTGTTCATTAAACTTCTCCTCTAGCCAATCAAAGTCGTTAATTAGCCCCAGATTATCCCGCTGAGAAAGGCCAAACTCCATACCAGCCCTAGCACCTCGTATCGCATACTCACCAAAGTTTCTATCGTGTCCCACGGTTGTCCAAGTTTCGAGTCTTGCATTTGTTTCATCTTCCTTTTGTCTGTCAATTACTTTACTACTTAATTTAGCACATTCCCTAAATGCGCTTTTCCAAGTGTTAAATGGATCAGTGTTGAATGCTGTTATATTTGATATTTGTGGCATGGCATTAAACTTTGAACTGATACTTGTGGTCATATCAGGTTTTGAAGTATCCATGTTGAGAGTTTCTTTTCTTGGAAACAGTTTTATTCCACCATAGCCATACACCAAGTCGTTGATTGGATTTATACTTCTCCACACATACACATTATCTCTCTGCCACGTTGGAGATTGAAAATCAAAATTAAAACCATCTGCTATTTGCGCATCTCCATCTACAATCCAAAACATATCGGTATCACAGAGCTCGGCAGCGGCGATATGTGCTTGGTGTATTCCTTTTACTCCGTGTATACGCTTTGCTCTTGGAAAATGCTGTTGTAAAGCAGCATAGTTAGCATCTGCGTTTGGCTCGTTATAGCTAATGAATACAATGTCGTAAGGTTTAGGCGTACTAGCAATTGTATCTACTTCTTTCTTATTAGTTAAAAATTTGTAATCAAACTCTTTTTTAGATATTTCTGCTGTTTTACTGCACAAGATAATTCCGTCATGATATTTGCCATTTAGGAATACGTGATTAATATTTCTATCGTATTTGTTATCGTGGCTGAAATACAAGTCAAACTTAAAATTATCTTTTGTTTGTACATGAGAAGGTACTAACCAGAACATTTCTGTCGAACTATTTTTTAATGCATACTCATAATCTTCATATGTATCTATTGTAAATATGTCATACTGTCTTGGGCCGCTAACTACGTCGTTCCACTGTTTTGCATTTACAAGAAATCTATATTCTATCTCTTTTTTGTTTAGCGGCTTGTTTCTCGAACACAGGAATACTCCATTATATAATTTCTTTCCATTAACTTCATGTACAAATGCATGATTTTCCTTTCTGTCGTAGCTATTGTGGTGACTAAAATAAAAATTGTTTATGTATGACATGCTGTATTTTAGATTATGCGAAACTGCCCAAAACATTTCTGTTGAGCTGTTCTCAAGTGCATATTCGTAGTCTTCCCAGGTGTCTACGTAGTACAAGTCAAACGGCTTAGGTGTACTTGCTACTATGTCTACTTCTTTTTTGTTTATAAAGAATCTATGACGTAATTCACGTTCTGCTATTTCAGCACGTTTAGGTACAAGTATTATGCCATCATGAGTGTCGCCGTTTAAAAATGTGTGAATGTAATCTTGACTCCATTCATCTGCACGATAATCAAACTTAAAGTTATCACAAACATCAACGTCGGGCCATATAACCCAAAACATTTTTGTAAAAACAATGGATCGTGCCTGTTCAAACGATTCAGCATGTTTTGCTGTGATAAATCGACTTTTAAGTTTTATCCATTCGTCGTTCTTAGGACCAATAAAAACAATATCATACATTTTTATATAATAGCACCTTTTATTTTATTTGTCTAGTATTGCCGTAATGAATTACAGTGCTAACTGAGCTAGTTATTTTTCGCCACGGGTCAACTATTACACTTCCGGCAGGTATAGAATAATATAACTCGTCTTTGGTTTCTTTACCTGTGTATTCATAAGTAGTGCTAGAACTATGTGCCATTAACATTACACACGGTTCGGTTGGATATAAAGTATCTCCTGTAAGAGGATCAATATATTCTGGTGCAAATCCGTGATGTTCGCAATAATGCCCTACTAGTAAACTGTAACTACCGTCCGTATAAGGAACGTCCGGCTTATATGCTTTACCGTGTATATAAATAGGAAGATTTTTTTCGTTAGCGATGTCTACTAAAAACATAGCAAGATTTTCTGCTTGGATTTCTCTTGCGTTCATTATGCTGTCAAACAGATCATAACCTAGATTTAGTTCTTGTGCCATGTATCTAAGTGCAATGTTGTCTCTTGGATGACAGGCTCCTCCGTCGCCCATTCCAGCCTTCATATACTGTGAGCTCATAATACGCATCGTAGACTGCGCTAAAGCGTCTGTAACGACATCTACATTAATATTACCCTGTTGTACTGCTACGTCTTGAATCATATTAACAAGACTTATTTTAGCACTAATAAAGGTGTTGTAAAATACTTTAATGCATTCGCATTCATCCCATGTTCCTATAACATAGCGAGGATCGTTTTCCATGATGGTTTTATAAAATTCTACAAGTTTTTTAGCATCGCCTGTTTCTGAGCCGTCTTCTGTTCCGATCATTACCATTTCAGGATTAACCATATCCCAAGCAACACTGCCCATAGCAATAAGATAAGGATTGTAAACAAATCTAGCATTAGGTACTAGATCTACAAATTCTCTGCGAACAGTACCAGGAAGCACTGTTGATATAAGAACTAGCAGTTGATCTTTGTTCATATACTTGTTTGCTTCTACTAATACATCTTTTACAATAGTATAGTCAAAGTCTTTAGGTTCTAAGTGTGCTGTAGGCGAACTACCGTCATAATCAGGATCGTGCGGAGTTGGTACTGCAACAAATACAATATCTCTGTTTTTAACTGCTCCTTCTATAGTAGGAAACTGATAGACCCTAGTAGTTTTACATTTTTTAATATCATAACCAGTTACATCGTGCCCTTTGCTTGCTATAACTTCTGCACACGGTAATCCTAATTTACCTAATCCTATAAAACATATCTTCATAACATCACCTGCCATACTCCGTACTTATACGTATCTACTAAAGGAACAGTGTAGTCTCTACTTATAGATCTTGTTAACTGAACAGCAATAGAAACTTGCTCTAGATTTTTGTTTGATTCTAAATTATAACTACTTAATTCTCTTTCACCATTTGTACAGATAGGATAATGGAACCCTGTATAAATCAAATGTTTAATTCCGCTTCTTTTTATGTACTCCTCAAGTTCCTTCAAATTAAGAGTCCTTAGATCAAACTCTGTGTCTATCAATGGATGTGTACTATCTAGAGAAATATAGTTGATTTCTATAATTTTAGCACCTTGTTTTTTAAGATCGTGTAATCGTTGATTTAAATAAGACACAAACGCATCATTTGTGGATTTTTCTTCGTTATATCTATAAGAATTTTGAGGTAGGCCTACATCCATGACAACAATACCAAGTTTTTGATAATCTAATTTCATAATTTAAATGTTTAATTCCTATAAATAACTACAAGGTATTTATAATGTACGCATACATAGACACAAACATTTTGACTATTCCTATTGAGTTAGTTGATACTCCGTATAGACAAAATTTTGTAGATTAGATACATTTAGTATCAGACTAATTAACAATTTGTTTTATAAAAATTCTTCTAGCTGATTTTTTATACGGTTTCTAGTATTTAATTTAAGAAAATTATTTTGATTGTGTTTGATCTTTTCTATAGTAAGGGCACTTAACTTAAAATTACAATCTAAATTTTTAATAATTTTTTCTAGTTGTTTTTTAGGATCTTTTTCTAAATCATAAGTTTCATCAAAAATGTTTTGAAAAGTTTCGTAACCTAGGCTCTGTAAATAACTTAAAGTTCCTGTAGTACCATGTATTAGAAAAGGATGTCCCATCATTATAGGCTTATAAGTTTTTTCCGTTATGAATCTAACAGTAGAACCTGTAAATGTTTCACTAACTAGACTAAAATTTGATTTTTTATATAGATCAGCCGGTGATGACTGATTTGCAACAAAGTTTCCTTCTTGTATTTCATTTCGAACAGGCACTAGAGGCGTTAACTCATTATAATCAGAGTTATCAAAATTATAAATTTCAAACTCTTCTTTAGATATTAGTTTGTCTTCTTCCTCCCAAAGATTACTGACTAAACCTTTATCAAAATGATTATATTTTTTAAGATAAAAAATTAAAGACTGCTTATTAGGTCGCGGACGTCTGTTAAAGCATAAAAAGTTCTTTTTAGTTTTTTGTTTCAAATAACCCTTTAAAGTTTTTCTAATATCTGTAGGGTTACTATCAAGATAATGTCTATAGTTATGTACTAACTCGAAAATATCTATTCCTATAACATCTACAAATGACCAATAATCATCTACATTTATTTTATGATTAGCAGTAGCATCTACATCTCCGCAAATAAACTTAACTTTTTGTGGCGGTATATTCTTACATTGTAAGAAATCTTTTAATATACTCCATCTATAATTCCAAAAATAAAATGGAGTAGCTTCTGTTGCCTGATACAATAACAAATATACATTGTGTTGGTTTTTTATTTTTTTCCATGTAGTATCTGGAATATTATCTAAATCAGTATATTCTGTAGGAAAGTTTAAATTAAATTTTACATAACATGTTTCTAAAGTTTCTTGTGTTATATTTTTATACGGAATTCCTATTTGGGTCAATAACCATTCCATTGACCAGCAATCTTCAGCATCCGAAGAAGAAAACGTAGTTTCTGTCTTATTATAAATGTCAAAACTAAAATCATCGGTAGGATATAAAAAGTGGATCAACCTAATTTCCTTTAATTAAATTAGTAAGTTTATTTGCTAACTTAATATGTTCTTTTTCTTGAGGATGTCCAAAACCGCAATGTTCGTCTCCTAATTCTAAGTGTAATTTAAGGTCTAAAAATTTGTGTCCTAATTTTTGCATTGTTTGGTCATAAAAGAATTTATTTTCGTGACTTACTTTATAGTTTTCAGATTCTACAGGATTGCATATAGGACGAATAAAAAGAAAGTATACATTTTCTTGCATCATAGCTATAGTGTTAATTGTTTTTAGCCAATTGTAAATAAGCTGGCTGTCTGACCAAATATTTGTCAAACACCAGTCCTTGACTTTTGCAGGAATTTGCGTTGTTGTTCCTAATACATAGCTACTAGGAGATTCTCCGTCTTTCCACATAAATGATCTAGCTGGAGTAGTAATTCCTACTATTATTAAATCTTTACTACTTAATAGTCCATTTCCAGTATCTTTCACAATGTTATATAAAATCTGATCCATACTGCTACCGCCTTGAGCTCTATTTTTAAACTTAAGATCTAAATTTTTAGCCAAATATGAAGTCCAAGATGCGTTACTATTAATATGCTTATTTTTATCTAGTAAAGTGCTGTATCTATCTCCTGCTTTTGTCTTTAAATTTCCAAAATTTGTAAAACCTAAATCAAGTTTTAGCTTTCTACACTTTTGATACGGTAAGTCTAATATTATATGATCTCTTATTTCATCTCCTGCTGTCCAACTACAACCATAAGACACTAGTCTATCATATTTTTTATAATCAATCATCTCTATCGTAAATCCTATCTATCTCACTATTATTTCCACAGGTCATTGCACAATAAGAAAGTTTACCGTTAGTATATGACTCTTTATCCCAACTGTCCGTATACACACTGTCTAAATAGCCCCGTTTTATAATTTTTTTAATAGAAGTCTTTTTTAAATCAAATTTATCTTTACCAAACTGTTTTATATGATGTCTTAATTGTGTATCTTCGTACAAATCTATTGCACTATCAACTCGTGTTCCTATAAAACAACAAGGAAATACAATACCGTCACAGCTTACATAAATTTCTGACGATTTTGACTTAACACAGCTTTTACAATTTATAGCACTGTTTTCAAACTGTTTAATATAAGTGTTCCAATGTGGTATTTTTGCCTCGTCAAAATTAGCTACTTTGCTTTCGACAATAGGATTTACTCCGGGTTTAAAGTCTTTTAAGTATGTTATGTCTTTTGAGGTCTTAACATTTTTATCTACACTGTTTGGCACACACGACGAGTTTATCATTGACTGGTCACTAGGCGGACTTATGATGTACTCTAGATCGCCATTTTTATCATACACTCCTCTAGCTTTTAATTGCCCTGACTTATTAGGATCAAAACCTAATGCTTTTTTAAATTTTATATCATAAAACCCTAATTCTTCTGATAATTGTTTGGCTTCTTCTAATTGATGCTCGTTGTGTTCAAAAATAAGATATTCCCACAGACCCCGAGCACCGGTACTGTTAAAAGCTATTGCGTTTTCTATAAGTTTTTCCCACTTTACATTTCTTCTGTATAAATGATTTGTATCTTTTAACCCGTCTATACTAAAAACTACTTTATGATTAGTTCCATGCTCAACTAATTTTTTTCCTAATGCTCTAAAAAATTCAGGAGATCGCATGCCTCCATTAGTGTTCACTTGTATGGTACACTTTGGTGATGACGTTTGTATATAATCTATAATTTCTATAACATCCTTTGCCATCAGTGGATCGCCGTGTGTTCCACAAAATAAAATACGCTCTACACTTTTCATAAAATTTAAAGGAAACCATTTTTTAAATTGTTCTAGTGTTATAGAATTCAATTGTAACTCTGGTCTAACTCTTGCAGTGCTATCTACATACCTAGGACAAAACGGACATGCTGCATTACAAAAATTAGATAACTCTATGTGCATATGTGTTACTTTAGATTCTTTCCAGGTAAAATTCTTCATAGGCTAAATCCGTTCTTTTTTATAATATCGTAAAATTCAGGAAATATTTCTTTAAATGATTGTCCTCTGTACTCGTCGTGTTTTTTAGTTATTTTTAAAAATCTTTCCCATTCTTTAGGATTGTCTTTATTACCATTCATAAAATTAAGAATACTAGTTGTCCAATAACGCTCTTCACTGTTTTCTAAATGTTGAGTAATTTCTTTTTTTATAGGCTTAGGTATATTTTTTATACAGTAATAATCAGGACCGAATACTAAATTTAAATACATAGAATTACCTAACTCGGCAAATACTTCATACATTTCTGGAATATAATAGACATTTAAAATACTAATTGTATTACAAATATTAATTTTAAACTTAGTATCTTTATCCGATACTTCCTTTAGTTTGAGAAGATTATTGTAAACTGTATCCCATTTTGCAGGATACCTAATGTATGTTAATTTATCGTATACTCCGTCAATACTAAAATCTATATAAACAGCTTTAAATTCTTTAAGAATATCATATACACTGTCATTCCATATAGTACCATTTGTATTATAATGAACTGCAATATCTTTACTATATCCGTGTTCTATAGCATATTCTAACATATTCCATTGCTTTTTGACTAAAAAAGGCTCGCCTCCATAAAAATCAATGTGTAACGTATTTTTTAAATTTTGTTTAAATTGATCCCAAAAACTACTATCATCGTCAAAAGCACAATTTAGACGCTTTAAATAGGACTTGTACTCTTCTTTAGTTCCGCCAAAGTAGCCTGTATCAAACCATTCATTATTCCAAAAACTGCTGTTAAAAGGACCACAAGTTCTACACTTAATGTTACATTGTGTACCCATACTAACATCAATAATCTGTACAGTACCAGGCTTAGTATCTATAAATGTTTCATTATCTCTTAGACGTTTACTTTTCTTGCCAGTTGCTTCTTCGTCCCAGCAACGCTGACACGCAGGGTGTTTTTCGCCTTTTTCTAATGCCTTTACTATTTTACGTCTTGCTTTAGATTTCATTATATCATCGAATGTATCTGAATACAAATTATATTTTTCTCTTTTGGTTTTCCAAAATTTATCTTTCATCATGCAACACGATTTACATGTTCCATCGTTTTCAATTCTTAATCCAGATTCTAAATTAACACATCTAAGATTCATAATATTTCCTTAATTCCGGAAAGACATCAACTAATGATTCTTTTCTAATATTATCTAAGTTCTTAGAGTATTTAACAAATTTTTTCCATTGTAACTGTGAACTTTCTTCTTTAAGGTTATTAAGCACCGACTCAAATTTATTAGGGTATATATTAAACCATTTACTTGTTTCTATTTTTTTTATTGCTGTTTTTTTAAGCTCAGCAGGTAAAACTTTAGGTTGTAGATATTCAGGATTAATTAATAATTGTGTATAATTATTATTATTTAACACCCATTTGTAAGTATCTACTTCGTCAAAAAACTCAGTCATATAATAAGAGTTGTATAACTGCCATGTACTGTTTATTAAAATACTATGATTACTTCCCATAAAATCTAGTATTCTATTCATATTGTCTTTAACAACATTATCAATATATCCAGTTCTGATATATTCCCCAAGAGCACCAAACGCATCTAAACTAAGACTAAAAGCAACATTTGGAAAATGATTCCAAAGTTCAAATATATTCCATTTACCGTATTTTAACTTACTTCCATTTGATTGATAATGAAGACTAGGATAAATGTTATTTTTTATACACCATTCTAAAAATTCGTAATGCTGCTTCTGAACTAGAGGTTCGCCGCCTGCAAAATAAATTTCTTTTAAAGTTTTTAAATATTCTTTATTTTGATCGCACCAGCTTTTAATATCGGATATATTAGTTAATGTATGATTCCATCCTTCTACATCTTCGTACCATTTTGTGCTAAGTGCAGGGCCGCACATTCGACATTTAAAGTTACAAACATTACTGTATCTAATGTCCCAGTATAAAAGACCTTGACTATTATATCTACCTTTAGAATCTGTATTTGTTAGTATAGTAGATTCAAGATCTGTAGTTAACCATTTTTCATTCATATTATTGCGTAAACTGTTTGAACCATATTTTTCAGTCTCATAACAATTTTCACAAACTTGAATAGGCTTTCCTTTTAACATATTCTTGCGAACACGCATATAAGATTTACTATTCCATGCTTCTTGTACTGTGGTGTTGTTTAAATAACCAAACTTATACTGGTCAGTTTTTGCTATACAACAAGGTCTAATTTCGCTATCAGGATTCGAATGTAAATGAATCCAAGGTAATACACAAAATGTTTTATTATTTCTTAGACTCATTTACTAATCTTTCACAATCTTTCATAAACTTCTTATATAAAGGAAAGGTTTTTTTGAAATCTAAATTACTACGTTTATCATATTCAGTAAAAAATTTATAAAAATCCTTTCTGCCTCTCTCAATTAACTCAGAAGTAATTTTTTGTCCACCTTGATAAAAATAGTCACGTACACGCTTAAATTTTTCATATTCGTGTTTACTAAATTTAAATGTATCATTACCATTATTTCTTAGGTTTTCTTTAATAAACTTTAAATCGTTATCTAAGTAATGTCCAAACTCGTCAACCGGAAGCAGATTAATCATCCAATGAGGTGGTTCTTTTAAATACGGTGTATCAAATCCTAACATTTGCTGACTATTATCTTTAGAATTATATTTTTCTCTAAGTTCTAGTATTTTAACAAGTAAATCTCTAAAGTTTGCTACTGCTAAGATGTTATATGTGATCATAATATTTACAGGCGACTCAGTAATCGTAATAAACGTATCAAGATTTTTCTCCCATAAATCGCATTTTAATCCTCTACGCATATATTCAGCCTGCTCTCCCCAACCGTCAATGCTTGTATAGAGTTTAAATGTTTTAATTTTATTTTCTTTTATTAACTTCTTTATTTTATTACTTAATTTTTTAACACGAGCATTAGTTACACCTAGATTACTATTCATATTGATTTCTAAATCCGGAGCAGGAGTTTCATCTAGCATGTCTAACATTTTAAACGTATTAGAATTCATCAAAGGTTCGCCTCCGGTAATTCTCAAAATTTTAAGATCTTTAACTAGATCAGGCCACCATTTCCAAAAGGCTTCTACGTAAGGGTTGTATTCTTTGTCATTATAAAAATTACCATTAAGAAATTCTATACCATATTGATTATAAGATATATCATAATTTCCGTATTTTTTAATTTCATCTACCCAAAGACTACTTGCTTGCGGGCAACAATAACCGCAAGAAAAATTGCAGCCATTGCCAAAACTTAATTCTAAATATCTTGGATTAATGTTATCGTTCCAATGAGATCTTTTTATAAGATTTAAATCTTCTTTTGAAACCCAATTACTTGCACTATGAAACATTCTATCAGAATAGTGTTCTCCGTCTAAGTCTTCTACATTCCAACAATAATAACATTCTTCAGGACGCTTACCTTCGAGCATTTCTTTACGCACTGATTTTTTAAATTTAGTATTGTGCAATGCATTTGGATTTTCTTCTATTTCCTGCAAAGGAATATGATGAGGACGTGGATGATAGCAACTATGGTTGTCCCCTGTTTGCAAGTAAAGTGTTTCGTTTAACCATTTCATTGCACAGAACCCTGGACCTACTTCATTTAATGAGTCTCGGGTTTCTTTAACACGATTCATATAATTATCGCTCATTATATAATACCTCACATTCTTCTATGAAAGTTATTAGTTCAGGAAATGTTTTTTGTATATCAGTATCTCTACGAATATCATGCTGTTTAAAAAACAAATCAAAATTCTTCTTTGCTGTTAGTTCTTGTGTGGTATTTAACGGTTCTGACGCCCACTCATACAGTCGTCTGACTTTATCTACTTCAAAGTCCTTAAATCCTTTGAACCTGTTATGTATAGTTTCTTTATTTTCTTCCATGTAATCGATACTGTCTTGTAAAGGCTTCAACAGTTCGGGTGTCGCTAATTTCATACTCATCCATTTGGGATCATGTAGCATAGGTGTATCAAACCAGATCAATTGTCGATTAGTGTTAAAAGTTTTACGCAATTTTAAAATGTTTTTGACATAATCTAACCAACCTGGTAAACTTAGCAGATTTGCCGTTATAATAAAAGTTAAGCTGTGGTTTTTGCTTTCACTTAAATATTGCGTAATATTCTTATATAATTCGTCAAAGTCTAATCCATGTCTTATATATTCTGCCTGGGGCCCCCAACTGTCAAGACTGCAAAACAACATGAAATGATCTATCGCATCTTTATCTGTAATTTCTTTTAGACTAGTCATAAATTTAGTCCACTGACCTTTAGGAGGACTACAATTACTAGTAATACTCAAATTCAATTTATTATTAGGATTATTTTTTATATAGTCAAACACACGAAATGTGTTTTTATCCATAAGTGGCTCGCCACCAGTCATACGAAATGTTTTTAATGTAGGATATACCGTAGGAAACCATTCCCAAAACGCTTGCACATACGGACTATCTGGAGCATTATTAATACCTAAATTGTCGACCCAAAGAGGATCATTGTGTTTAAATCCATCTAAATGGTATGCACCATGTTTTTTAACTTCTTTGTGCCACTCTGTTGACAGATGTGGACTACAATATGCACACTTTAAATTACAGGCTTGATTAAAGTTTACTTCTAAGTATTTGGGTTTAGGATTTTCTTCTACTTGTGCAGCTTCGATTAGTCCAGGCTCAAATACATCTTTACTACGATATGCACGGTCACTTATATTTCCTTGATCTTCTAATGCCCAACAAAACTCACACTCTTTAGGTCGTTCTCCTTTAAGCATTTTAGCACGTTGTTGTTTTTTATACTGTGTATTATGTAATGCATCCGGAGTTATATTTAATTCTTCTAGTGGAATATTATGTGCAGGCGGGTGATAGCAACTGTGTGTCTTGCCAGTAGGTAAATGTAAACTTACACTGTACCACTTAGCCAAACAGAAACTAGGACTAACATTATTAAGTCCTTGTAAAAGGTCTTTACTACTCTCAAAATACTGTGATTGGTACTTTCCCTTTAGTAGCTTTACCTCATCTCCTTTTTGTTTATCTGTCATTCTGGATCTATAATAAATTGTTGATTAGGATTTCTACTGGGATTTTGATACACAGTTTTAAAAAATTTACTCTGGTCGGGTAATAACGGATTAGCATCTATCGGTATATCAAGCTCGTCCTTGAGATCATTTCCTAGTGCTTGTATTTGAATTAGTAGTCCATCTTCTTTATGTTTTTCATTATTCCACATGTTGTTGAGATAATCAAAATCTCGCACGTTTATATAATCCCAATCTGAGCACATTGTCATATAAAGTCCTTGTCTTGCACCGTATATTGCCCAAAGGCCGTGTTTGACATCAGAGCCTATCATTAACCAGATCCAAAGACGATGTAAGTTTTTCCAATGCCCATTAAGAAAATTTTCTTTTGTAGGTTTTACACCCTGATCTAGTGCCATTTTTACACCTTCGCGAAAACCTGCTCTCCACGCTTGTTGAGGTGTTTCATTATTATGTACATAACTAAACCAGCTGTTTTGTTGTATATAATTTAAATCCCAACAAAAATCTACCTGGGCATGTGGATTGTCAGAATCTGCATTCTCATGTGTCCGCATATTAAGTACATGAGTTTTCGGCCAACACTTTAACCCACCATTACCGTACATGAGCCCGTTTATTATATTAACTCCGCACCAACTAATAACTGAATTTTCTAGATCTGTGTGTTCTTCAAAATCTAATTCTTGCTGTAAAAAGTCAGGGTGTACAATATTATCACCGTCGACAGTAATGAATCTATCTGTTTCACTTAGTTCTGCACAAGCTTTGTGTGCAGCATCTGATCCTTTTACACCATGAACACGTTTAGCCCATGGTACTTTGCTACACAAATCTGCATAATTTTTTTCTGCATTAGGTTCATCATAACTCAAGTAGATGATGTCATAGTCAATTACTTTAAATTTTTTCATTCTAGCTCACTATATGTACATACTCTTCGTCAACTCTGCTGCAAATTAAGCTGACGTCCGTTCTTTTTGAAATATCTTTATTGTATACTTTAACACTATATTTGTTTTTTGTCAATAAATCTTTAAATTCTATAACAAATGTGTCTAACAGTACAGCAGGATTATCTTCTTGTATAACAAAGATCTGTTTTTTCTGATCAGAGTAGCCGTCTGTTTGACTATAATATATTAAATGCTTGTCATCTAATGTTGTTGTAATATTCCAAGTGCCTTTTTTTGTATTTTGTTCGATAACAAATGCATTTTCAGTAGAGTCTAATACTTTATCAATTTGCTTTATGCTAAGATCAGGATCAAATTCTTTTACTTCTTGAACACGTTTTACAAGTTCAACAATCTCTTCATCTTTAGGACTAGAAAGAACAGCCCACTCGTGAACCTTATGCTCACCGTTTACAAACTTTTCAAACACTTCACTGTTTGTTTCGATATAAGTCCCGCCGAACGAGCTGTCTTGCTCATTTGTTAGGGCAAGTATGTTCCCTGTTGCTGATTGATAATAAATGTAATAGTTCATTTTACAATCCTTGATAATATTTTATCTGTTAAAAATTCGTCTTCTACATAATGTAGGATACCAGTCTGTGAAAAATTACCTATCATTAATTCGCATCGTTCGTTCATAAAACAATCTAATACCTTCGTCCAACGATCAGGTGTGTGTTGCCAATATTGTAATCTAGGTTTCATATGCGTAACGCTGATAGGACTGTGCGTATCAGTAATATTATTAGTAATCCCTAGTAGCTTGGCAGTAATAGCACAACTGACATCTACACTACACCATTTTTGATAATCTACAGGAGCAAACTTGCCGTAAAAGTATTCCCAGTTTATCATTATAAGTTCTAGCATAACAAAAAACTGTTTTGCAGCATCGCTTTTTTTAAAATAATAAAATGCACTATAGAGGTCAGGCAGATCGTTTGAATCAAATACTTTACGATAATCTCTGCTTAAGGCAGGCTCTCCTCTATAAGTTTTTATGTTTGTAGTAAAAAATAAATCTCGTTGCTCTAAATAGTTCCACCAGTGTTCGATATTTTGTAATACTATCATATCTGCATCCATTACAATAGTTTCATCGTATGGACTAGCATGATATATCTTCCAACGATTTTCTATCTTCCAATCAGCATCATTTGCTTGGTCAGTCCATGGTATTTTTACTATTTGATCAAAGACAGATACATATTCTTCAGGCACATTATCATTAGTAATAAGACACACTTTTTGATCATTGTTAAAACGATGTATACTGCTTGCAAGAGCATATGCTTGTCTTACATAATTAGTAGTAGTATTATTTTGTGCAAGTATACAAAACCCTTTAGAGTTGCTCATCTATAATCCTATTCAAACTAAACTTATTCATAACGTGTACGTTCAATCCTTGCACACTTGCTGCCTGATACTCCCAATCTTTTTCTAACAAAAATGTCAGTTTGTCGTCTTTTAGATCTACTAATATATCTTTATCAATAGTATGCCAAAGATTACCAGGCATAGCTAGTGGCCAATTTGTTTTTTTAAAACCGTTTAAGATGTGTATAGCAATACTAAATGCAAAATCATTTCTAAACTTCTTTTCAACAATTTTATATGTTAGTCTATAGAAGTTCCAATTATCTCTGATATGCTTAATAAGATCAAACAGCATACGTGTGTTGTCATTTTTTTTAAAATAAAAAAGAGTAGCCCAATACATATCTATGCTTCTATCGCTAATGCGTTTAAATTCATATATGTATCTTGTTGTTTTTAAGTCTTTTGATTCTTTTGCAATAAGGAAATTTTGATTAGACTCAAATGCATGTAAAAGTACATTATTTGATATAATAACATCTGTGTCCATTACAATAGTTTCGTTAAACGGTGTTATGTCCCATGCATCTGCTCTACTATGATTTCGCCATTCTAAAGATCTCTCACTGTAGAGACCATCCCTAAACTTTTTACGATGATATACGGGCTGTCTTTCTAATTCAATTACTTGGTCAAAATACTTATGATAGTCTTTGTAATGTTCATCAAGATATTCTAGCGTATCTGTAGCAAGACACACAGGCAAATCCAAATATTTCTTTATACGTTTTGCACAAAACTGAGCCTGTTTTACATAATCTATTTGACTGTTGTTCTGTGCAAAAAGCAATACACCCTTTGTCATAGATCTATTAAGCCCTGTACGTTTCTATTTTTCTTAATATTGTTGTATTCTGTGAGATATTTATTTGCTGCCTCAAAGTATGTACTATATAAATCTGTTGCAAACTTTTCTAGATCCTCAATTTCAACAGGAATATCGTTGTCATCGATTAGAATAGTACTTGTTTGTTTAAGTGCTATAAGGCTTTGTACAAATGCTACTAAATCTCTACTAACACAAAACTTGCCGCCGTTATAATAATGAATTGATTCTTCTTGAAATTTTTCTTGAATTAGTTTTCGCTGATTGTTCAACGTAATCATATAATTGGAAAATTCAAGTGCTTTTTCTAAACGTTCGTCCATAAGAAACTCCTAGTATTGTAATTATTATACTAGAAGTTTATATGCTTGTCAAGTGAATTATACTACAGTGAATGTATTGCCAGCGGCTGCTGCTACTGTTGGAGCAGGCACACTAACGTTGGAGCCGTTTGGTTTTTTAATTGTAATTGTACTAGTAGTTGTACCTTGAACGTTTTCGTCAACCAGAGGTCCAAATGGTGGAGGTGGGCTAGGCACAGGTCTGTCACCTGAGTCATCATCTCTTAAAATAACTGCAAATTCTAATTGTGTTGCACTATTAGACTTGACTTGGACAGCAATATCGTTTTCCGAATAAGGATTGGCGCCATTTTCTACAGCAATAGTTTGGAAAGTTCCTGATGCATCATAATTACCGATTGCAGACCCGCCGCCGCCAGTTGTTTCTTTTACGCCAAACTCGATAGTTCCTAAGTCACTCATCATTGTTTGCCAGTCTAATGTTTTTTGCTCGCTGCCAGTATATGCAAGTGTTAAATTAATTCTAATAGTGCCGCCTGCATTAAAAAAAGCTCTGCGTTCGTTTGAGCTACTAAATGTTGCAGTAAATTGATGTGTTTGTGTACCATTCCAATTTGCACCTAATTGTGCAGTTTGACCAGTCACAATTGAAACTTGTGTTTCTCTACCGCCTGCTGTGCTAGCATTTACAGTGTATCTGTTAGGATCACCACTTACTGTTGTAATAAGAGATTCGTATTGATTGTGTAATGTTGCATCAACAGTGTCTGCATTACTAACATTGGTTATTGTAGGATCCAACCCAAATTGATGCTTATATGCTTTTGTAATATCAGTACGTAAATTATCCCATTGTGCTTCAGTGACTGAATTGCCTACACTTACCTGACTACTAGACAATGCTTGATTATAACCGGTCGCTGTAGTATCTGTAGTTCCTGCAGGAGTACCCATGATGACTGCAATATTACTTTGTAGGGTATTATAATCTAATTCTGTTATCTTATCACCGGCATTTTTTGCCATACTTTAGCTCCTGTAATTAACTACGTATATATTTATACTTATACCTTTAAAACACATTCTACTAATTTTTCTGACTCTTCACTATTAGATTCTAGTGCGATTCCTACTAGTCCTTGTGTTTTAATTATGCTACATACGCCTTCTTCCCAAGCATAAACTTCTTGGCCTTTCTTAACTGGACCTTTTACTCTTACAGGAACTCGACCTTTGAGTCCTATTGCTTGACCATCTGCATCCGAATTCATTAAGTATGCAGGTTCTGCCGATACAACACCTATACACATTTGACTTGCTACAGCAGGCTCTACTTCGTGGGTTTCATGGACACAAACTGCTACTGCTGTTCCTACCGCAAGTTCTGCTGATGTTGTATATTTTTCTGCAAGGTCAGCATATCTTGCGCTTGTTGCCGTTCCTTGAAATAGTACTGCATTTAAGTTGCCACTTGAATCTCTTACTGCTACAGTATTAGGTGTTCCTGTTCCTGCTGATCCAACATTACCTGATCTTGCACTTCCGCCGACTACAAGAGCACTTGCTTGTGTGGCTGTTCCTGTAAATGTAGTAGCATAAACATTATTAAACTCACTTCCACTTGCACCTAAATTTACAGTATTAACGCCAGTGTCCGCAGCATTTCTGCCCGGTAAAACACTTCCTGGTGACATTTCTACAATATTTAAATTTGTACCTGTTTGTTTAGCTCTAAATTTAAGTTTAGTGCCTACATTATTTAGAATAACGCCTTCGTTGTCATTTTCGACAAACAATTTTAGGTCTAGTCCTAATCCTATTGCTATACCAGAATCGTTTTGAATATTAACCAACTCTGTAAAATCTGTAGAGCTTCCGCCTGTAGTTACATAATTACTTGCATCGATACCATTTAGTTTTAATGCGTTAGATGCTGTTCCCCAGAATCTCTGAGCGCCGCTTGTGACCCCGCTTGTAGCATCAATTGTATTTTTTAAAGTTACACCTTGGCGGACAACATCAAATCCCGCAATCGCATTTTCAGCATCACTACTATCAATTGTAAATTCCTGTCCGCTAATAACAAAAATTACTTCGTCGTTTACAGTAGCAACAATTATAGACCTAGCTGTATCAGTTGTATCACGAACTGTTCGGCTTTGCATCTGTGTAATGCCTTCGCCTGCATCTTGAGGTCCTACTAAGACAAAGTCGCTTCCGTTATAGGCATAAAGCTGTTCGTTCGATGTATCCCACCAAAAGTCACCTGTTGATAATCCGCTTGGAGCAGTTGCACTTATCTCAGCACCGCCTGTCGTACGCCACTGACTACCGTCATAAAATTTAAGTTTTGAATTATTACTATCAAACCAAACTTGTCCGCTAATTGCCTTAGGCGGAGCATTGCCGCCTGCAAAATTTTCTAGCAAAAATACAAAGTTTTCATTTTGTATTTCACCGTACCCTGCATAATTTTTTCCTACTAATTTAAGATCAGTAGTTTGATCAATAGTACCGTCTTCGACAGTAGTTAGTGTGACATTATTGTATCTATCAATAGTATAAGCCATGTTAGTTAAACCCCTTGCGTAATGTATTTATCGCCTACGTATAATTCGTTGTACTCTGGTGTGCCCATGCACCTGCTACAACTTGGAAAGTCATAGTATATCTACTCGGACTAGGAGTAAATGTACCTGAAACAGTATTAGATGCAACAATGTCTTGAATAACGCTTTCATTTTGTGTGCCTGCACTATCAACAGCAATAGTAGATTTTGTAAGAGTTTTAGTTGTGTCAGGATCAGTGCCAACAGTAATTGTAATCCCACTTACTGCAGAAGCTGTATAGGATACACAATGTATCCTTGCTATTGTGCCATTATTAGCTGTTGTGACTGGTGATATGTCATCTAAAATATTTTTTACATCATTAACGGGTCCGTCGCTAACTCCGGGTATATTTGGATTACTCAGTGCGGTAATATCTAAACTAAAGTTAACTGGAATAGTAGCAATTTCGTTATCTACATAAGATTTATTAGTTGCGTCTGTTGTGGCAGTAGGAGTATCTAATCCAGCGATTTTTACATTATTAAGTGTAATAGTTCCGCCTGTGGTAATATTCATTGCACCAGCATTAATAATGTCGCTACCTAGTGTGATATCGCCTGCCACTGCTAATGATGTAAGTGTACCTATGCTAGTTAATCCGTTTGCAGTTGCTACAGTATCTCCTAGACGAGTTTTACTAAGAACTTGTGTATTTTCAATTCTAAATTCTTTACCTATAGTTAGATCAAAGTTTTGATTAGATGTCCAATTTCCTGTACTTCTTACCCAGTGTATATCTTTAGAACCGTTTGTAGAACGTAATGTGATGCCGCCGCCATCTGCATTTACATCATCACCTTCTGTACTATCATCTAAAAGTCCAAGTTCTATATTAGGATCTTCAACCCTAAGAGTACTTACATTAAAATAACTTGTATCGCCTTGAACCAATAGATTCCCGTCAATTGTGACATCTCCAGTAAATCGTCCAGTGCCTGTGACATCTAAGTTAAAGCTAGGCGTTGAATTAAATATCCCCACGCTAGACGAGCTAGTGTCAACAGTAATAGCATCTATATTATCACTACCTTGACGAACCCTGATAGCAAAGTCATAATTTGTCTGAGTAGTTTGAATAACGCTGGTAGTATTGGTGCTAGGAACATTAAATTTTGCATAAATTGTGTCGCCTATACCCACTTGAACACCATCTTCACCTTTTACAAAAAGTGCTCCTAGCATAGATTGATCAACGATATTATTTGATCCGTCTCGTTCATTTGTACGCACAAAGTCTTCACTAGTAAACGGATCTCCTTGGTCGTTTACCAACGATTCTGCAGAAGTTGCAGTTCCTTGATATTTAAATGTAGCAGTTTCTACAGGATTAAAACCAACTTTGATTGCTCTTCCTTCTGCATACGGGGGTATTACATACGCACTAGCCGGTGTAAACTCTTGTCTACTTAATATTCCTGCTAGTACTCCGCCGATATACAAAGCAAGAACAGTTCTCTGTGTTCCTGAGGTATCAACCATAGTTTCAGCTTCGAATACGGTCTTGCCTTGTCCTGACGTAAATGTTGGCCCTACAAGAGTCCAAACTGTGCCGTCCCACATGTATAGCTTTTTCTCAGTATTATCGATCCATAAGTCACCAGTAACTTGATTAGTAGGTTGATCAGGAGATACTATAGGACCTCCTGCTGTTCTAAACGCAGATCCATCATAAATTTTTAGTCTGTCATCGCTAAGATCGAACCAAAGTTGTCCACTTAGTGGATTACTAGGAGCACTTGTGCTAGCAAAATTTTCTAATAAAGATATAAAGTTTTCATTGAAGGCTTCACCGTAGCCTTTGTAATTTCTTCCTACAAGTGTAAGATCAGTACTACTTGTATCTATTGAGCCATCTACTAGTTCTGTTAATAATTCGCCATTTGTTTTGTTTATTTGATAGCTCATGTTCCTACTCGTCCTGTATATATAATATAGTTAATAGTTTGATACGGATTTGCAATATCAAGTGCGTTGCCAGTTGATGTCACTCCTGCTGCATCTACATCTATCCCACCCGAATTAGACAATCTTTCTGAAAGATCGTCAGCACCATCTACAAATTTCGAATCTGATACGCCTAACGGCTTATCTCCAGTACCTACAGATTCACGCACAGCAAAGAATTGTCTACCCGCAGGGTCTTTCATATCATGCTGGTGTTCAGGCAAGTTATCTACGCCGATTTCAACATCGTCGCTTCCGTCGGCTGCTCCTAAAGTTTGGGCATTCGTTCCTCTAGTTCTATGATCCGGTGTAGTCACTCCTGGAGCAGATCCTCCCATTGCTAAATTACCTAATGGAAACCTACCTCTTAAGTCCGGTACAGCAAAAAATCCTGCGGTCACTTCAATTTCTGGAGCGTATGTAAATCCTATTATCTCAAATAAGGCTTCGAATAAGCCTTGTGATAATTCTTGTCCATTACAAAATTTCCATCCTGCAGGCTCGGCTGTGCCGGCATAGGGCATTATACTGCCTATCGGAGTAAGGCCACTTATACTATTAAATAAACTTGAGCGTGATATACGTTTTAAGCCGGTATCACCAGTGGTTCTATTAATAATAAAATCATCATCTGCTTGACTTGTTGTAATTTGTTCTTTGCCAGAAATAATACTGTTTGATATCGAAACATTGAATTCCTTAAGTCCGCCGCCTGTCTGGCCATCAAAGCTATTTTCTACAGTTTCTACATCTCCTTGCAAACGGAAAGTTGTTGCAGATGTTAATCTATCAGCACTTCCTGCTTTTCCTGAAACATTACCACTTACAATCCCTTCTAAGTTTCCAATAAATGTAGTCGCATACATCCTACGGAAGCGTAGATCATTTCTACCTATATCTCTAGTATTATTGCTATCGGGTAGTAATACATCACTATCCTCAGCATCAACTGTAAGATCAACATTTCCTAATGTAAGTGTTTTTTGTATTAGAACATTTTCTCCTACATTAAGACTTTTTGCAATACCTGCGCCGCCTTTAACAATTAATGCTCCATTACTAATGGTAGTACTCTCTGTTGTATCGTTTGTTCTAATAGTACCACTTGTTAAAAGATTTCCAGTGACATCTAAAGCTTCGTCCGGTGCTACATTGTTTATACCAACTCTTAAATTAGAATCAACTCTAAGAACGGTGCTACTTGAGCCTGCATTTCTTACCCTTACATCAACATTTGATCCTTCAATATTATGTTGTATAACACCTGCACTACCTTCAATACCAATATTCATTTCAGCATTAATACCGTATGCAATACCACTATTGTTCTGAATGTTTAAAGGAAAAGTAGTTGTTGATTCTGCATCACCTCGTAAAAAGTTTCCTGCAGGTACAGATAAATTATTTACAATAAGGCTTTCCGCTTTTTCTGCGGTACCAAAAAACTTTACATTATTTTGTCCGTCACCGTCGGTATCTCTTGTTGCTAGATTAATACCGGGACGAATTGTTGTTGCCGCAAATCCAGTTATTGTTGCTTTAGGTACAAATGTATCAAATGCTATTATTGCTACTACTTGTGCCTTAACTTGTACTTCTAAAACAGTATATTCTATGTTATCTTGTCCTACAATAGTAGTAGGAAACGTTCCTGTTGAAAGACCTTCACTAAATGTAGGCCCTACAAGTATCCATGTTGACCCGGAGAATAGGTAAAGTTGCTGGTTATCTGTATCTACCCAAAGATCACCGTCTAATGCTTCTACAGGATCTGGCTGATTTATGCTTTTTCTTAGACCACCTGCTGGAACCCAATTAGTACTATCATAAATTAATAATTGATTGGTGTCATTATTATACCATAGTTGTCCTTCTACAGGACGACTAGGCTCTGTTGGACTTGCAAAATTTTCTAGTAAATGCAATAAATCTTCTGCAATAACTTGTCCATAACCTGTCGAATTCTTGCCAGGGAAGCCTATTGTAGTTTCAGTATTAATTGTTTGATCTTCAACTACAATAGGATCTTTGTTAGAACTGTCAGTAAATTGTATTGTATATGCCATCTAACTTTATCCCTCGTTAAATCCAGTTAAGCTCTGTACCCTTACAGTATAATCAATTTGGATCAATCTGTTTAAACTTTTTTGCACAGGATGGAAGATTACGTGTGTCAGCAGACGTCCGTCTCCTGCAGGACTATAGCTTTTTAGTCCTAGTTCGTCAAATATATAAAGACTGTTTGTATCAGTAGCAGTATCAAAAGCGTCTTGTCCGCTAGGCTCGCCGTAATCTAATAAACAAGTTATGAGAACATCAGTATAGTTAGTACCGCTTACATGACGAGTTTCGATTTTGTTTCTTGCAGGATCTAAATTATTAATCGAACGGTCATCTACTACTTTTGTAAATGTTTCATTATACAAGCTAGCATTGGTTCCTGTACTGTTCGGTGTTAAGTATGTGATAATACCTGTAGGGTCAACACTTGTGCCGCCGTTTCCGAAGCCCATTTCATATATCCAACCTTGTCCGCCGTTGGCTATACTTTCAGCAAGGCTGATACTCATGTTTTCATAGTGAATAGCATTCCGTTTGTCAATAAGAACTTTGCCTGTTTCAGGCTCGTGAATCTTAATATGACCTTGTAGTAGTATTCCACTTTTATCGTTTATATTGCTCATTTTTTATATCCTGCTAGTGTATTTAGCGCGGAAAGTCCGGAGACTTCGCACGTAAGAATCTTGCAATGTCGGTATCTGCATCTGCTAGTGCAGTTCCCGGATCATTCCAAAGTTTACCTTGTCTTCTAACTATAATTATTTTTGTGTTAATCTCTGGTGCTTCTGCTAAAGTTAATTGATTTCCATTAACACTAAATTCTGCTGGAAGAGTTATGTCTCCTTCTGGCGAATCTTGTGCAGTTGGATTAGGTTGTACATAAGAATTAATTTCACTTTTTCGCAAGCGCCTACCTGCGACAAAAACTTCAAATTCGTTTACATTATTTGCAACAAAATCTAGTTCATAAACTGTGCTTGTTCCGTCTGCATCTAATATAGTAGTAATTGTTTCGTCTTTGTAAGGCATTGTAGATTCTTGACTTTGGTTATAAAGTTCTGTACCTGTCGTATAAACATCCTTCACTCCTGTACCTAGTGTGCCTCTACGTAGCTGCTTGAGCGTATTACCGTCCTTAATAAAGTATTCAATACGTTCTCCTTCAATAAAAATAATATTAGGAACTTTGCCGTTAGGCTGTGGTTCCACAAGACTGTCTGCATTAATAAGTACTATCTCATTATCGTACCAATTCAAATCGCTTGCAAGAGTGATATTTTCTGTACCATCAAGGCGTTTGTAGTGTGTGCGATTCAACATGTCTTTAAACTGTCTCCAACCTAATTTATTAGTGGTGATCGGATTGCTAAATTGTATTAATTCAATAGTGTCATTTTCCGCAATAGTTGCATCTATTTTTACATAACGTTTGTTTTCTGTAATATAGTAATCTACGTTAGGTGTCAATAGATCGCCATTAATTGTCACCCAAACATATTGTGCATCTATTGCTTCTTCGCGAAGCTCTATCAGACCATTTCTTAGGTGCTGTATTTGATACCATTCTTCAGGAAATGTTGCATCATCTACCGGTATAGTACTACCATCTTCTAGATTAGTAATATTAACCCTATCCACTACATCGAATTTTTGTCTTTCAAATCCTTGACTGTCGTGATTACTAAATTGATATACTGTAATAGTATCGCCATCATTATAAGCACTATCTAATTGTAAAATACCTGGTGTTTCGGTAAATTGTAGATTGTTGTCAAATGTTCCGTATCTATACTCGCCATCGCTTATAACATATACATCTAAAACGTTGCCATCTTGCTGTACTACATTATCTTTTAATCTTATTAGTGTACCGTCTTGATCATCTGTGCTAGGATTTCCTACAAACGTCCATTGTTGAATATATTCGAGCTCTGTTCCATTTAAGAATACTTTAATTTGACTATTTCTAATAGAACCTGGCGGAACTTGCCATTCGTCTAATTTATATTCTAATTTAGCTGCTGTGGCAATGAATCGTTTATTATACCCTGCATTAAGTATTTTATTGTTCACTTTTACTACTGTAAACCAGGATTCTATTTTTTGTGTGAATGGTGTTTGACTAAGTTGGAAACTAGTTGTGCTTCCGTCTGCTATAAAGTTATCTATCAATACTTCACTAAAGTTTTTAACATCTGTATCATTTTCAAAAAAAGCAAAACGTATAACGCTTCCTGCACTAGGCGGGGTAGCTAACTTTAATACCACATTGTTAGGAACTTCGTATGTTTCGTCAGATCGGAATACAATGTTTTCTTGTTTTTCACCGTCAATAGTTATATAATAAGAAAGAGTTTCACTCCATCTTACATTAGTTAAAAATTCAACAGTGCTTCCATCGGCAATAAACTCGTCAATATCTAGAACATTTGTGCCACTTACTCCTAATGTCAAGATATTAATTCTTTGACCAGCGGCAGGAGCAGTATCAAGTGTTATAGTATTTTCTGCATAATCTATAGTGTAATTATCACTAGACTTTACTTCAAATTCTACCTTTACAAAAATACTATCTTTTAATATTAATGAACTTCCAATATCAAATGTTTTTGTAGACCCATCGCCTCTATAAAATCTAGAGGTTATAGGACTACTTCCGCCTTTAGGTCTTTCAAATACTTTAATATCAACAGTGTCCAATATTTGTCCAGGTATTAATTCTTCTGGACCTTTTGATGTAGTAGGTGTCACAAATCCATCGCCGTCGATAGTAATATCTTCGGCAGCTAAGCCAGTGGCAGTAGAATAATTCAAATTACCACCTGCAAGAATTGTATCATAACCTTCTGGGTCAATATCAAAAGTACCGTCACTTGTAGACTTACGGATAATTAGTTTGTAATTTGCACCTGTTTGTAAAAATATACCTGTATTGTTTCCGTCTTCTTGATATGTAGATAATTTAAGATCATCGAGATAAAGTGTTTGCGTCACTCCGTCGCCAACAAACGACCGCATAATTGCATTAGGATTATCTACAATTGTACTTCCGTCATAGGCAGGATCATCAATTCTTACTGGTTGACTATCTGTAGGAGTTTGATAGTATACATTATAAACTACCCCTAGTTCT